GTTGTATGTGTTTGCTTTGCTGTCGCAAACTCGTATGATGTCTTGCGCGTTGTCCTGATAGAACTGATTGCAGTCCTTAATCATTTGCTTGATTGTCCCACTGTCAATGTCCTTGACTCCGTAGTTCTGGTCTAAGAAGTTGTGGGGACAGTCCAAGCCGTCCGCGTCCTTGCTGTATTCGTTGCTAGTCCACAAGGCACATTCTACATAGCCCCGTTGGAACTCATTCAAATTATCTGGTGTCATAGTCCCAAGTCCTCCTATTTTCTCATTCTAGTCCCGTGCCTCGCGGCTTGCGCGAAGTTTTGCGTGTCGTTTTCTGACCAGAGGTTTTCCTTTGCCCAGCCTATCAGACAGGCGAATATAATTAACACGAGAAATACCGTCATAAAACAATCTCCCTTGTCGTATCTACTGCGCGATAATACAGATTCACGTCGTCAATTTCTTCCGAGTTAAGCATAGACACGAGAGAGCGCAGAGCGTCCTCCGCAGTGTCCCCAGAAGTAACCGTGTCCCAGTCCGGCGAGTTGTAGTCCTTCCGGTCTGCGGTTACATCATCAATGTCCAGTCCCACGTCCTTACTTTGTATTTCGATGCTCATTAGTTTTCCTCCTTTTCACAACTCGGACATACATAGTCCTGTTGGTCTGGTGCAATTCCTCCGACGTGCTTCATCAGTCCCTTCGGGTGATACGCCTCACATTCAATACAGGCAACATAGTCGCCTTTGATTTTGCAGTCCTCGCAGATGTGCAGTCCGTCCAGCAACTCATACGAGCCGTTGTCCGTTTCAGTGTCCGGTATCACGTCAACCGCACGGCTACACTCATCACAAGTCCTCACGTCATCAAGCACGTTCGAGATGCCGTCCCAGCCATAAGTCCCGATGCCTTTGGCATTGTCTTCGAGTAAGTGTTGGGCTTGTTCGTCGCTCATCTTTATTCCGCGCTCCATCGCCGCGCCCTTGACATCATCCATCGCCCACGTCGAATTGTTGGACGTTACAACAACGTCTGGGACTAAATCGGTGAGTCCGATTTCCCGTGTCATTATTGTTTTGCCGTTAGGGGCAAAGAGTAAATAAACCTTGTCCCCAGTTTTCTCGTTAATCCATTTCTCGACTTTGCGCCGGAATAGGATTGACACATCCTTGTTGCGATTGTAGTTGTAGTTGTTGGTTTTCAGTGCCTCTCTGTAATCGTTGATGTCCATTTGCTTTGTGTCCCTCCAGTGTTAAATTACTTCCTCGTTGACCGTCATCTCAATAATCTGCAAGTCAACGCCCGTTTCATCGTCTTTAAGATGTCCCAGTGCAATGTCAGCTTTCTCTCGGTCGCTGAATACACCGAAGCAGTTTGTTTCCTGTGTCCCGTAATCCTGTCCCACTATAACGTATGCTGTCATTTTGTTTCTCCTATGTAAAAGGGACAGCCGCAGTATGATGTGCGGCTGTCCCAGTCCTTGCTCGGCTATGAGCGTTTGTTTAGTTGCTTTCTTGCTTTGGCTACGGAGCGCATCAGCATTTCGGCAACGTCCTCGTGTCCCTGTCCCGATAACATCTCAGCCGCTTCGGTCGCGGATTCGATGCGGGTTTCGAGTTCGTCATCGGTCAGCGTGTCAATCGGCTTGAACGACATTGAGAACGCCGCTTGCGGGTCGGTTACTCGACTTCCTGCTCCGGCAACTTTCGCCGTTTTGGGACTCGGTTTTCCAGCACTCGGTTTCGCAGTCCCTTTAGCTTGCGCCTTAGTCGGTCTGGCTGGGACAGCTTCCTCCTCCACTGGGTCTTCGTCTTCGTCTGAATCGTGGTCGTCGGAGAAGTCGTCATCGTGGTCGTCTTCAAATGCGTCGGGGTCTTCGTCGCCTTCGGGACTATCTTCGCCTTCGCCTCCGCTCTCAGTTTCATCATCGAAGCCTTCAAGGTCGCCTTCTCCAAGTCCCTCTGTTCCTGTCCCATCCTCCATTTCATCCACGCTACTGCTCCCATCTGCATCCTCCTCTGGGTCAAACACGCCTAACTCGTCAAGCCGTTCTTCGAGTGTTTGGTATCGCGCCTGTTCGGTTTTGTTCTTGCGGGACTTGGCTTGAAGCGCGTTGTATTCGTTTATCATTTCGTCCACGTCTTCTTCCGGTTCGCCTGTCCCATCGTCTTCGAGTTCGTATTCGAGTTCCGGTATGTCTTCTTCGACAACTGGGACAACCTTCGTCGGCTTTGACGGTTTAGCTGGCGCAGTCGCAACTGCCGCAACTGGAGCGGCTTTCGGTTTTGCTTTGACTTTGACTGGGACAGCCGGAACTTTCGCGTTATCGTATTCGGCTTGCGCTTCATCCGATAGCCTGCACGAATTCCCACTGATAACCATTGTCCCATCGTCTTTGAGTTCCTTGACGATGTGTTTGATGTCCGCTCCCTTTGTCCCTGTGCGGCTCATCAAATCCTGCGGACTCATTTGTCCCAGTTCACCAAGCGTGTCAATGATGAGGTCGCGTTTCTGGTCGTCGTTTAATTTCTTCGTTGCCATAATTGTATGTCCTTGTATGTGCGGCAATTAAGTCCCAGCCGCACTTGGGACTGATTTATTCTAACCGTTTGCGTTTAGACAAACGAATGAAGGCGCAAGGTTCATAGTGTCCCTTACGCCCTCAATCCTCAGTCTAACTCTTTACTGGAGTCCAGTCCCCGTTGTCGTCTTCGGTGTTGTAATTATCCGCGTCCGCTTTCACGGTGTCCCCGTCCTCGCCAAACGCTTCAAAGTTCATCTTTTCGATTTCGCTAACCGTAACCGGATGCCAGATGTCTTTCGGGTATGCGTCCCCGATGATGTAATTGTCTCTCGCCCACTTGCGAAACGAAGCGCATCCGTCAGCATCAAGGGACTTGAATATCGTCCCTGTCCCGTCGAAGTATGTTTCGCCCTCTGTCCCACTCGGTATATCCATTGGCTCTGGGTCAAGCAGGACATACGTGATTGCTTCGCACAACTGATATGTTTCCGGTATGCCCATAGATTCGATAAGCACGGTCAGTGCCTTATGCTCTGGGACATTCGACTCTCGAAGTCCGTCCTCGCCTAAGTCCGCGCCGAACTTGGCAAACAGGGTTTCCATAAGCGCGAACGCTTCGTTTTCCATTCCGAAGGCGATGTCCCCGTCGTCGGATGCCATATCGGATTCGATGATGTTGGTTAAGTCCTCGCTCTGTATAAGGGACTGCGTGATTGCGTGTCCCACTCGGTCGTATGTTTCACTGTTCATTTGTTTGTCTCCTTAGCTGATTGGTTTTCTCATTATAACTCATTGGTTGCCATTTTGCAACTCGCCATTAAACATCGTGCTTTTCGTCAATCGAAACAACGGTTATGCCGGATTCTGCAAGCCAGCCGAACTCCGCTTCGAGTGCTTCGATTACGCTATCGTCGTCAGTGTCCCCCCGCGCCTCTCTGAGCGCGTCAGTGTCCACTTCGATTTCAACTATGTATTTCATTTAATTGTCCCTCCTTCGGGTCGTTCCTCTCCTTCGGTCTCACTATGAAAAACCTCGTGTATGTCCCTAACTCCGAACAACAGTTGTAATACTCGTAGTTGTTCACAGTCCGGTCAAAGTCCGTCGAGTCGTTCGTGTCGTTTGCCGTGCTTATTTCGCACGGGACAACCCACTGATTGCTAAAGCTGAAAGCAACGTGCGAAGGGACAAGCCAGATTGACTGTCCCTCCTTATAAGCACGTCTCGCAATCGGCTTGCTGACCCGCTCGAATACGCCTCTACTTGAGTCCCTGTAAGTTTCGTGATTCATTAGTTTTCCTCCATCATATCGGCTGGGAAGGCATAGCACGGTATTGTCCCATCCCCAGAGTCCAAGTCCGCTTGCATCGGATAGCAGGGACTACACATTGATTTCCGTTTCGCAATCGCTCTTGACCAGACCACTTGGGACACCGACTCGCGGACTATCGCGGCATACCCTTTGTCCCCATTCACGATTGGGACATAATCACCGTCCGAGTCCTTAGCCCAGTCCCCAATCAGCATCGTATCCGATTGGGACTCATACTCGTCATTCCAGTCCTCGTGTCCACGCTCGGCGCACGACTCGTCTTCGCCGCATTCGAGTTTGTGTTCTCGAAGCGCGTTCTCGTAGTCCAGATTGATTTCGTTCCCGCTTCCGAGTTCGTCCCAGATGTGCGGGACTGAGTTATTATCAATCACTCCGGTTAAAACTTCCCGCACTGTCCCACGACACACTGGGCATTGTGTCCCGCATCTCGCGCCGGACTTGTTAAATATCGTCTCACACGATACGCACATTGAATTTGTTGTTTGTTCGTTCATTATTTCGCTCCTATTGTCTGCATTGATACATCTGGGACATCGAAGAAGAAAGCCATCGCTATCCGATAGGCACTTGATTTCGATTCGTTTTTGGCTTTGACCCAAGACTCACGGATTTCGCTGTCTGGTATGCGCTTGGGTTTCGCGTCTAACGTGGGAGTCGGGACTGCTTTATGTGTCCCAGCTTTGATGACTTTGATGCTACGCGGTTTGCTGTGAGTTTGTTCCGGTGCATCTGTGATTTCAACCTGCGGTCGTCGTGTGCATACTACTATCATTTGTTTGTCCTCCATTTATCTGTGTTAGTTTCGTTAATTGCCGACGATACTGGGACAGTGCTTGTATCACGAGCCTTCGCGCTCGTCTGTCCTGTTTCGTATTACGTTTCGTGTCCCTATCCTGCTGGGACACTCGATTGGTGTGTCTGAATTGTTTCATCGGGCAAAGCAAGCCAACAGGCTCACCAGCCACATAAGCGTTACGATTAACGCTATCAGTCCCGCTTTTTCGTGTTTATACATACTATTTCGCTCCTAATTGTGCTAACAGACATTCGGTTTCGGTTGATGCCCCTGCGCTTACGCACTGGGACAGTTTCGCATCATTCGCGTTACGAACGACGGTTTGGTTTGTGATTACGGATTGTGCGAACGAGCCGAAAGCCCAGAACGCCAGTCCCACGATTATTGCAAATACGAGTAGTCCTTTCATTATTTCGCTCCTTTGATAAACAAACTGAGTTCTTTAGCCCGCTCAAGGGACATCGTGCCTTTTGCCTGTGTAAGTATGCCGTGAACATTGTCCCAGTCATATCCAACCATCTCTTTAGCAATTTGCTGTTCCTGCTCATACGCATACTGCGATGCACGTAGCAGGGACACCCGTTTCGCCTCATCACGTTTCGCTTGTTCGCTTGCCATCATCGCAGGATCATCGCAGGCTTGCCGAATTTCGCCGTTTGTCCGTATGCAAACGTGCTGGGACTTGTTACAACTCTCATTTCGCTTTTAAGCGTTGGTTTGACTCGCTTTTTCATTATGCACACTCCATTTCAGATTAGGGACACAAAAGAAAGGGACAGTCAAAGGCACTGTCCCAGATTACACACGCCTTACGCTTGCGATTAGCCATACTACGGTAATACTAACCATACTACGGTAATACTAACCATACACTTCATCATTCAGCATTTCGACTGCTTTGCGAAGGGACACGCCCAGTTTCTTACGCGCCGAGCGGAAAGCCGACGATTCACGGCTGGACAAGAACACACGAGCGTCAGCTTCAAGTCCCTCGATTGGGAGCAAGTTCGTGTTTTCAACACCCGCACCGTAACCAGCCAGCGCGAGTTTCGCTGTTGCGGCAATCAGGGACTTGATGTTCATAGCGTCCGCACGGTTGAACACAGGCACATACGCCTCTTTTTCCGTTACCGCTTTGACCGGAGCGGCTTTGACCGCTTTCGGAGCGATTTTAGCGGCAATTTGCGTGAGGGACACTTTCGGCGCGGATTTCGCAGGAGCGACACGAGCGACGACGGCTGGGACACTTGCAACGCCTTTGCCACTCACTTTCGTCGCCCACTTGTTCGAGCGAGGATTTTCGCGGGACACGATAAGCGTTTGTCCCTCTTTCAGCCCGTATGTCCCAACGCCAATTTTCGTGCTACGGTTTTGGTCATTCGGCTGTGCGGTGTATTTCACGCCGTCCACATACGCTACGCCGTTGCGGTCGAAGATACGGGACGGGAATTTCAAGCGGTTGGCAACCATCCCAGCCGTGATGCCGATGCGGATTTCGTTGGGGTCAACTTCTGCGCTTGCGGTCGGTTGCGGGACTGATTTCACGGGCGATTTCGTGGGCGATTTCACCATCGGGGCGACAGGCACACGGGACACGAGTTTCGCGCTCGTGGCTGGGACACTCGATTGTGATAACGCGCTGGCTACTGCGGACGCGATAATTGCTTGTAATTCGGTTGCGGTTAAGGTCATTTTTGCGTTGTTATTCGTTGATTTCATTGTGTTTAGAGCGTGTATTTTAAGCCACACGCGGGGCAAGTGTTATTTCACGCCTAAGCGTATATGTCCGGTTAGGGACATTTCAACCTTTTGATGCTCACTGGGACTACCACAAAGTCAAAAGGCTCAAATGTCCCTTCCGTTTCACGGGAAGGAAGTTTATAATGCGCTTATTCGCATTATGCGGGATGTTACCCCGTTAGCTTTGCGGGAAAGGGACACGCTCACGCTATTGTGCCTCACCTGTTAGGATAACTGCCGTTTCAGACGTTCCCCTTGACCCGCTTATATTTCACACCCAAGTAATCTTGTGATTAGTCCCCTGACATACTGCCGCCGTTTGTATCTTGTCCCTCGCCGCCGTCTGTTCGCGTGTCCCTGTGTTATGCGTCCCTTGCAGTCGTGCTTTCGCTTTCGCCTTTCCCGATATGTCCCACTAATCGCCTTTGTGTGCTTGACTGTTGGGCGTTTCACAACGCCCGCTTTCCGGCTTTCCTGTGGGACACCTTTCGTGCATAGTTGTCCCGTTTCGCATACACTCCGCGCCTTTGTTGCGTGTGTGTTTTTGTTGTCAAATATCTACATCTCGCGTTTGTCCCTAGAGCAGACGGGCAATTAAGCCTGAATTTCGCCAAAGATGCTCACACTTCCAGCCGTGCGGACTCGATACCGCGTTGCTATCTGTGCATTTTCGCTAGGGACAGAGGCACATATCGGGGTTGACCAGTCGCAAGGGGGTAATTAAACCGCGTTATGCGTGTGCTTTGTATGTCTTTTCGCTTTGCTAGGGACAACTCTAAGCCTCCGCACAGACGTTAATCTACCGAATACGCGAAAGAACTTATCGCGCCACTGTGTTTGCTGTTTAACAAGTTGTCCGCAACCGTGCTGTGTGTCGGGGTTAGCCAGTAGCACCGTTGCTGTCGGTTTGTTCTAATGCAGTCGCCGTGCCACAGTTGCAAAGTGTTGAAAACAATAGACTTATGACTGGCTACATCGGTTTTATTGAGTAAAACTAAAGGAACGCCTGTAAGTGTAATAGAATCAACACTTTAGAGAGGCACAAACCTTGCCTTGACCGTCGAAAAGTAACAATAAACGGCACTTTGAACTGACAAACTTTGTCAAACTGCCTTGAAACGCCCGTATTCATTGGGCTTTAGACTGACAAAGATTGTAACAAAGAAAGTGATAATAGCTAAACTGTTGATATTAAACCACTTAGCAAAGGGACAAAAGCCCAGCCTATCCATTCTTAACGGGCGCGTGTGCGACGTGCGCCCGTGTAATCCTACTCTTACGCACGGGCGCGACGTGCGTATGCACACGGGCGCGAAGACAGGAACACGCGCATACGACACGCGCACACGCGAAGACAGGAACACGCAAGCGCATACGCAGGCACACACATTTGGCTGGCGACTGAATGAAGTGGGCGCGTGTGTATGTGCGCCCGTGCGCGAAGACTAGAACAGGCGCGTGTTATGCGCGTATATGTGTGCGTGTGCGTCTGTATGAACGCGCCCGAATGTAACCGAGCAAGCGATAAGGGACAGGGGCCACGTAACCGAATTAAAGATACATTCCCAATTTTCCAATCTCCAAAAGTTTGGCCTGCCAAATTCCAGATACCTCCCCAATTTTCCAATCTCCAAAAGTTTGCCGTTTTGTAAATGTCCGAGCGCACAATAAAAGGGTCATATCACACAAATTGGCCGTATCTCTCACGCGCATATACACGAGCAGGCACACCCGCAGGCTCACGCGCAGGAAGCGAGAACACACGAAAAAGCCCACATAATCGGGGACTTCTGGGACATTATCGTTTATTTGCTTGACATTAACCGTAGATTACTGGTAAGGTCAATTTAAGTGGCGGCCTTGGCCACACGGTTCTTTCCTTTAGGGCCTGTTATTAAGTCGGGTGTCGTTCATTCCCGCTCTTATCAGCAGGCCCCTTTTGGAAAGACTCAATCCAACCAGAACCGGAGACAAATCAATGATTACAGCAAAACGCGAACTTACGGCCAAGTTCCTGGGCCGTCTCTCTGGAAAGAGAAAAGTCAAGGGAATAATCCTCCACGACACTGCGGGAAGTGGGACACACGGCGATACCAAATATCTCGCTGACCCTAGCGGCGATGGCCGAAAGGTGTCCGTGGATTTCACTGTCGAAAGGGACGGCAAAGTTTATCAGCTTAATCCAGACCTCGAACATAATTACACATATCACGCCGGACGAGCAACGTCCTTTAAGGGCCTCAGCAATCAGGATGTTACCCGTTATTGTATCGGCATCGAGATTGTCCAGAAGGCCAAGATGTCCTTGATACCTAAGTGGCCAGTCGAACAAGTCAAGGCCGTGGCTATCCTTTGCGCCCAGTTGTGCGAGACCTTCAAACTGGACAAATCCGATATTACCACTCACGCCCGAATCATTACCGATGGTTCACGTTCCGACCCGAGGGACTGGCCATTCGCCCAGTTCTGGGCCTTATTCAACGACTATTCGAGCCGCAGGACGACGACTTCCGGTGTTTTATTAAGTGAGGCCGTCAGTCATCACGTTAAAAATGGAGACACTTTATACGGCATCGCCAGACAATACGCAACTACTATTGAGAAATTGAAGGCCCTCAATGGTATGGAATCGCCTTCAACCAACATTTATGTCGGCCAGACACTACTGGTCAAGGAGTAATTTATGACACCAACAAACAACATAAACGGCCCAGATGAGGGACAAGTCGAAGCATTTGACGAAGGAATGAACGAAACTGGCCCTAAAGGTGCGCTTTTAGAGTCGAAACCGCTCGATTTGCCACAACTGGCCCCGAAACCAGGATTTAGGACGAGTCAGGGCCAATTAACGGCCGTCTTCTCATTCGCCGCTCTTATCCTGTCCGCAGTCGGATTTAAGTATTCGAGCAGTGATGTAGAGAATCTTTACGTGATGATTCAGAATGTTATCACCGTTGTTGGGCCGCTTCTGGCCTTGATTCCGGTATTGATTAACTACATCAACTCCCGTGGTAAGATTCAATCCAACGCTCTCTGGGCCTCAGCAAGCCTTTCAACTGGCTTGGGCAAGGACGGACTGCAATCACTGGCAACCGCTCCGGCCCAGTTCGCAGGCTTAGGCAAGATGCTCGGCGGGAAGAACTGGAAAGACCCGAAGCGTTATCTTAACATTGCTCGTATAGGAGGTTCGGTAGTCCCAGGCTTAGGGACAGTGACCGACTTGCTCGACGGCTCGGACGGTGCAGACCAACAGCAGTTAAACGAACAACTGATTCAAGGGATGCAGACCTTGGGGGACAATCAGAAGGCCCTTAACGATAAGCTGGACAGAGTTCTGTCCACTATCAAAAAAGGCGGGTAATAGGATAGTATTCATAAAGGCCTCTCCCCTGCGTAGGCCTTTTATTGATGGCAAAACCCCAGACAGGAGAATACGAGGACAATACAATGAGAGGTTATGCTAATAATGAAGTTGCACATAATACCCACAATTTATTTGATGTTCCAAGATATGTCGTGGCTAAACGCCACGACAGCAATCTGGGCCGTCTTAGGTATCCTATTACTAATCGCAGGCTCGGCCGTGGTATTGATGGCCACGACGAGAAAGGAGACACAAACATCAACTAGGGAACTGGCCACGGCCAACGCGGACTTGGCCAAAACCAGAGAACTTGAAATCGCGGACATTACCAAGAAGTATAGCAAACAGGGTGTTGAACTCGAAGACATTACATCTGAATATCGCACCCTCGTTGGAATTGACATTAAAGTATTGATGGACTATTGGGCCACTAGAGAACACGAGATTGCGGCCAAGCAGAAAGTTGAAAGCGAGAATCGCGTTTTGAAAATACGGCTCGGGGACATCAGGGAGTAGGATTATAATATGCCAACAACAGACTTAATCGAAAAGGCGAGGAAGTTAGCACCGAAGGCCCATATCCTCTGCGCCGACGATGACCCAGATACGCTCGGGATAATGAGACAAATGGTTGACTCTCTCGGGTGGACTGGAGAGTTTGTTGACTCGGCCCAGGCCATACTGGACTGCATCAATGAGCGGTGCGGTAGTCCATTGTCCCAGTGCTTCTGCGCCGTAATTACCGACATCAACTACTTTGACCAGATAGGCACAATCGCTGGCCCAAAACTTACTGGCATCGGTGTTGCCAGAGAAATCCGAAAGAAGCTGGACTCTCTGCCGATTATCTTCGCATCGGCCTTTGTTGATTCAATCATACGTGAGGAAATCAGAAGGCTGGGAGCGGACGTATTTAAGAAGCCCGTCGAATACGAGGAACTGTTTTATGTAGTAGCGAGGGCCATATCCAACTACCGTGAGTTAAAAGCCGGAGAGGGAGAAGTCCCCGAGACTTACCAAGTATCGTCAAAACTGGAGGCCCCGAAAGCGATAACAAAGATAATGGACGAAGTAAGGGCCGCTAATATAAGTAAAGGAGGACATAGTTAATGAGAGGAGACGTAGAGAAAGGCAATAGCAATACGCCGTTAGAATCTGACGTTAAAATAGTGGCCAACAACAGGCGAATGGGCCTAGCGGCCGCAATCATTGTTGACAACGAAGGCACGACTGTTTATCACGTTCTATCTACACTGTGGTCAAAGCTAATCATCATTGCCATACTTTCGATGATTGCGGCCACGACGGTAACGGTGATTATGGTTTATTACAATTCGACTCGGATTGACGAACTCAATCTGGAGAATCAGCGAATCAAAAACGCGGCCACGGAACTCAAGCAGGAGGTCAAAGACAATGACAAATCCAAATGATGTCCCAGTCCTAGACTTAGAACTGTTCAAGGGCATCAGCTATACCTTAGAGTTCCAGGCCCAGTATGTCACTCCCGAAGGAGTCGTCACCGGAGCGATTGATTTGACGAACAAGAACATCGTCGCTATCTTTCGCGGTGTTTGGCCAGAGGACGTAATGATTCAGACCTCGGTAGGGGAAACTCCGTTTGGCTCGGTTATTACGAAGTTAGTCGCCGTTGACGGGATTTTCCGAATGCACCTGACCGGAGTGGAACTAGGCCTGCTGGTGTCCATTGACGGGGACTGGAGAATCGAACTTCGAGAGGGCAATAACGCCGACCTGATTGTGAGAGGGTCGGTCATTGTAGTCCCGTTCGGAGGGGAGGGTATTTGATATGCCGGAGATTCAAGTTACCGTAACTAATGAGAGGCCGATTATCCAGTTAAAGGTTATCCGCACAGAGACCCCGATACGGTTACTCAAAGTTGGTGTCCCAGGCGGAGAGCCAGGGCCTCCAGGGATTCAAGGGCCACAGGGGCCGCAAGGACAGACAGGAACGGGAGGCGACCTAACCTATGTCCATTACCAGAGTCAAGCATCCGACACTTGGCTAGTTATTCATAACCTTGGAAAGAGGCCTAACGTAACAGTCGAGGACTCTGGAGGAAATGAAGTCGTGGGAAACGTCCAGAATGACATAACTGACCCTATGAATAAACTGACGATTTTCTTTACAGCCGCATTCGGCGGGAAAGCATTCTTAAACTAGGGAGACATACACAATGCCAAAGTATCTAAATAACATTGACCTGAGCCAGAATGAGTTGCAAAACGCGGCTCTCCACAAATTAGGTGCGGCCCCCGCCAGTCCGGTAGTGGGCCAAGTCTATTACAACACAGTCGCCAACAAGTTCTTCTTCTGGAACGGCGCGTGGGCCGACGTGATGGACTTCGGTTCAAGCACGGGACAGCGCACTGCGGCCTCGGCCATCAGCGATTTCAACTCGGCCGTTGACGCTCGGATAGCATATCCGGTAACAAGCGTGTCTGGACGCACCGGAGCAATTACATTAACCAGCGCAGACGTGGCCCTCGGCAACGTCACCAATGCCCTCCAGCTTGTTAAAGCAAACAACCTGTCGGATTTAGCCAACGCAACCACGGCACGAACTAATCTTGGCCTCGGCACTGCGGCCGTTCTTAACACTGGTATTCTATCAGGGGAAATTCCAATCTTAGGCACTGGCGGGTTTCTGGCCTCATCGGTCATTCCTGCCATCGCCATCTCCGATACGTTCGTCGTCGCTTCGCAGGCCGCGCAACTTGCACTGACGGCCCAAGTAGGTGACGTTGCAGTTCGCACGGACTTGAATGCTTCGTATATTCTTACAACCGCAGACCCAACGGTATTTGCCAACTGGCAACAACTTCTGTCCCCAGGGGGCGCAATCACTAGCGTCAATGGCCAAACCGGAGTTGTCGTCATTACCAAGGCCGATGTGGGACTCTCGGCCTTGTCCAACGATGCACAACTCAAGATTGCATCTAATCTGTCGGATTTGAATAACATCGGCACTGCCAGAACTAACTTGGGCTTAGGCACTGCCGCTACTCTGAATGTCCCAGCCGCAGGAGACGCGGCCGCAGGGGAAGTCGTTAAAGGCAACGACACCAGACTTGCTGGCAACACGAAGAAGTTCGCCGTGAATGTGGGCGATGGCTCGGCCGTGGCCTATGTCATAACTCATAACTTAGGAACGCAGGATGTAACTCCCAGAGTGAGGGACAATACATCGCCGTTCGCTTTCTTTGAGGCCGACTTCGAGGCCACGACAATCAACACCGTGACCGTTCGTTTTGCAGTTGCTCCGGCCCTTAACAGTCTGAGAGTCATCATTCAAGGATAATAACGTATGAAATACTTAAACCTTCCCCAGCTTCCGGTCGTATCGGCCCTGCCAGCAAGTAGTGTGGCAGGCAGAGGCCGTATATGCGTGTTGTTAGGAGATTTGCACGTCTATTGCGATAACGGGACAACTTGGGATGACCTAACGGCACAGGGGACTGGAGGAGGGGGAGGAGGAGGAAGCACTACTGGCCTTACCGGATATACCATTACTGGCAGTCCGGCAATCAACCGTTCTCTTGACAGGGACACGGCAAATCTCGGTGCGGTAGTTGAAGTTCTGTCAACTGTCATTAACGATATGCCGGTGGCCCCAGGCCTACCGACTGGCTATCTGTTTGTCGGGATAACCTCTGTTTCCGGCAACTACACGATTCTTGCGTCGGATGTCGGAAAGCTAATCGTTGCGTCTGCGGCGGCCGTTATTACTGTCCCTACCGGACTGGGCTTGGGATTCAACTGCGCCATTATGGGGTCATCGAGCGGCATCGTCTCGGTTGCGGCTGGAGCAGGAGCGGCCCTTAACCATAGACTTAATCATACCAAGACGGCTGGACAGTATGCGGTGGCCAACGTCTTTGCTTATGCGGTTGATATGTTTGCCTTAGCGGGAGACACGATTTTATAATGAGCAGTATTATTAAACCAACAATGTTAGCCAGCGTTAAGGGAGCGGGAGGATACAGTCTTAAAGTTCCCTTGTGGGCCGACTACAACGCCGACCTTGAAACTGGTAAGGACGGCGATTTGATTTACACTATGCGGGACTGGTCTGGAAATAACAGGCACGGCATCGCAGAGTTTGAATACGCGCCGACATTAAGGATTGTCGGAGGCAAGAAGTATTATGACTTCACGCCTTACGAGAACAATAGTTACACTGACCTTACCAGGCCCAAGTTCTTTACGATTCCTTCTCCGGCCGCGATTGTCTCTCCGGTGAGAATATGGTGCGTCAAGACGGTGAATCACTGGCCTACTACAACCAGAAACCACTTCGGAAGTCTCTGGTCTTTATCGGGCAATACTGGAGGCTCTAGGGAGAGCCATCACCCGTATAGCGACGATAAGCACTACGAAAGTCTCGCCGGAACGAACGTGAACAATTACAGGGCCGTAACACAAGGGAATCTTAAAACCTTGATGGAGGCCGAGCATCTTTATACTGCGGAGAACCAGAATGGGACTATCTCCAATACTCTTTACGCGAAGTTGCTTTCGAGCGGCACGGAAGGCGGGTCTTTAAGTGGTTGCGGATTCGGCTGGGTAGGCCCTTACCGAATTGGACGCGGGGCCAGTGACTTGGGAAGTGATACGGAAACTTGGTATCGAGGAATGATGAGAAGGATGATTATTATTCCAGGGAATATGCTTTTGACAGAACGGGACAACATCACGATTTACTTTAAGAACTTATACAACATCAATTTAACAGGATAAATTATGAGCGGAAGATTTGACACAATACCGAGCAATCTGCCTATTGGCCCACTAAAGACAATACGCAGAAACATCAGCGACACCGGATTCGAGGAAGGCCCTCCGATACCGGAAGTTCTTGGCACTAACGCAGGGTCTATCCTTGCGTCTGCCGTTAATACGTCATACGTGGATTTGCAGTATCACTGGTTCTGGGCAACACAAACCAATGGTTTCCCAGCCGACGGATTCGTGAGCGGATTTCGTAACGGGGCTGATGTAGTCCAGACCCTTTATCCGAACAACACAAGGGAATCGGCCAACTACACTAGAAGCTGGAACGTGGCCAGTGGCAAGTGGAATGAGTGGGTGTATAGCGGTTTTCAAGAACGCTACATTACGGCGGCCCAGACTACTACCTTAATCGCGTTTGCCGATACTGGCCTGTTCTTTGATATGGACGCGGCTAATCCGGTTGATGCCAAGAATTACTATTACCACTTCGAGGCGTTTATCAGGGCCAACACTTTCGGAACTACGTCAGTCCCGAGATTTCAAGTCGTCAACAGTAAGTCCGTATCGTTTATTCATTTGATAACGAGTTTGCCGACATCGGCCACGGCGAATACGGTTTTGTCAACGAACACTCTTGCAACTCCGGCTGGGACATACCCAGCCGCTCCGACTGTTTTTCTCAATCATATCGAGGGACTGGTTCAACCTACTGGTTCGGGCCAGACAGGACTGACGAGACTGATGATTCAGTTTGCCGCAGAACTGGCAGGGACTCAGGCTGGCATACAGGTCGGAAGTTTTATCAGATGGAAACGAATGATTGCCTAATCAAAGAGAGAGTATTTTATGAGCGGAAGATTTGACACAATATCGGACAACCTTTTAATCGCCCCACTTGGGACATTTAGAAGAAACGCAGGCGACTCGGCATTTGAGGCCGCTTCTGCTATCAGGGGAGTTCTTACTAATTCTCAAGGTGGAGAGATTCTTAACTTTCATAGGCCCTTTCAGTATCCAGACCTTTTCTGGCATCACTTTGTCGCCAAGGTATCGAACGGGTTTCCGGCCGATGGTATGGTCAGAGGGGCCGTGAATATGGCGGTCAACAATTTTGGGACTAAGCAGGGAGTTCAAATTCTATACCCGTTCGACGGGCGAAGTGGCCTTACTTACGTGCGATACGCTCTGGTAGATAGTAGCTGGCAACCGTGGGCCGTCGTCGGTGATTATCAGGAGAAAGTTCTGACGGCCCAGCAGGTAACTACTTCGACTACGTTCGCCATTACCCCACTGGGATTTGATGTCATCACTCAGCCGAACGGAAGTAAGTTTTATCACTTTGAGGCTTATCTGCGGGCCACTACCTCGGCAATAACGAATGTTCCGAGGTTTGCGTGGTATTCAGACCCGACTAGCGGAACTCAAACAACGCACGTTATTTTCTCTACGCCGTCTTCTACTACGGCCAACATCGTTCTTTCGGCATCACCCAGCGTAAGCGCGAACGCGGCTGGGTCTTGGCCCTTAGCTAATACGGCGTTACTGACCAAAATAGAAGGTATCGTTGATTCATCGAGCGTAGATGTTGCTTCGGGCCTCTCAGTTAATATGGCTTCGGAAGTAGCCGGAGCGACTTCGACCCTGCTACCTGGGTCATTTATCAGATGGAGACGATTGATTTCATAATAATTCAAATAAGGAGATATAGGCATTATGCCGGAAGAAGTTGACCCCAGAGGAATAGTAAAAGAGTCCGACATCAAGGAGGGCCGAGTGATGATAGGCAACGGCCTGACTGGTGGGACGAGAATGAAGGGCCGTCTGGCAGGAGGAGTGCGCGATAAACTCACGATGGCCGAGATGAAGGCCCGTATATCGTCTTTGTGGAAAGACGGCGAACTCTACGCCAACATTGCCAACATCGTATCCGACGAGTTCGGCCTTGAAGGTGATATGAGACTCAAGCCGAACGGTATTCACTATCACATCAAGGAGCAAATCAAATACTGGAAAGAAGCCGGACTGCTCTCGATTGACGAGAAGCAGGCCCTAGTTCTTACCCGCTATGACCAGTTGGAGGCTTTAATCACGGAGGCTTACTTCGCATCCTGCGAAGGAAAGTCCACAAGGATTTACGAGAAACAGATTGACAGGGCCAGGTCTAAAGACCGTGAGGAAACCATCAGGGATATTATTGCCGAGGAACGCGCATCGGCAAAGTCCCAGAATCGTAAGATGGATACGAAGTTCCTGGGCGAACTTCCCGATACCCTTATGATGACGGCCGAGAAGGTAAAAGAGAACGAACGGCTTGAGGGTAACAGTCCAGGCGACCCGAGATGGACGGCCCAGCTAATTGACATCAATGACAAACGCGCTAAACTCTGGAATCTCTACGCTAAGATGGGCGAGGACAATCCAGACCAAGAACTCGCCCGTCTGTCTGATGAGGCCCGTGAGTCTCGACTTACAGCAGTGCTTACTGCGATGCTGGCTCGTAAGACCGGAAATCTAGGTATGCTGGCCGAGCCTTCGCCACTCGGAGGCCACGCCGAGGGCGAGACTCCGGCAGAGCAACTGCAAGCACAGCCGCTTGTGTCTCCAGAGACAATCGAGGAAGTTCGGGAGGCCGAGAAACAGGTCATCGGTAATGGGGCCAACAAGGACTTTATGGAGGGCTTTGAAGACTAATGATAGACACTGCTACCCAAAATCCATACATCAATCTGGCCCCGACCTACGATGACATCAAGTTCCAGACTCCCAGCACACCGGATATGGGACTACTTGATTTCACCGAGGACGAGATACTGGCTATCTTCGAGGAGATGACCCCATCGGAGAAAGCGGAGTTTGACAACATCCTCCGCAACTCTCCTCCGAGGGCCTTGATGCCCCATCAGGTTGTTCCGCTTCACGAATTATGGTGGGAAGTTTATCTGCTCGTCGGAGGGCGCGGGACTGGCAAAACAGTCGCCGGAGCAACCGAGACGAGGAATCACCTGAGAGCGAACGGGAAATCGGCTCGTATAGGCATCGGTGCGCCGACAAACTCGGATGCTCGTGATACTTGTATGGAAGGGGAAACCGGACTTATCACGATGTTTCCCAGCGAGTTCAAGTATTATAACCGCTCACTCGGAGAGGCCCGACACATTGACGGAGGCTTTGTTAAAGCGATGGGGACTGAGAAACCTAAACGCTGGAACGGGCCGCAGTGGTCAATGATTTGGTTCGATGAACTCGCTCTCTGCAATCAGGCCGCTTGGGACGATGCCAATTTAGGCTTACGGCTCGGCAAACGTCCTTATGCAGTATGCACAACGACTCCGAAGAATCGAAAGTGGGTCAAGAAGCTGGCACTTGACAAAACGACCTATGTGCCTCAGTATATTGATGCGGAGACCGGACGATTACGACTGCCGACGACATTCGATAACTTGTATCTCCCGCAACGGAGAGTTGACTGGTTAAAGAACAAGTTTGGAGGCTCACGACTGGGCCGACAAGAACTCGAAGGAGTTTTTGTGGAAGACATCGAGGGGGCGATGTGGAAGCGGGACTGGATTCAGCACGAGACTGACTCCTCCAAATGGCCCAGATTCGTCCGTATCGTAGTGGCTATTGACCCCGCAGGCTCGGCGGCCAGACGAACGGCCGACCTTAACGCTCTGACCGAGGAGCAGAGACAAAACCAAAAGAAGAATGCTGATACAGGACTTGCAGTTGTGGGCCTTGGAGCGGATAATCGCTTTTATGTTTTGGCGGCTAAAAGCGGCCAATGGACTCCGACTGAGTGGGCTGTGGAGGCCATCAGGCTTTTCTACAAGTTCAAAGCTGACAAAATCGTTGCTGAGAAGAACTTCGGTGGCGATATGGTTGAATCAAATCTCCGTAACATCAACTTGTGGGACAGAGTATCGGGCCGTCACTTCGTTGGGCGCAACCTTCCTATTAAACTCGTTACCGCATCCAGAGGCAAGGATGTTAGAGCCGAGCCAGTGGCTACGTTATATGAACAGGGACGGGTTACTCATTGCTCATCGTTTGCGGAGGCCGAAGACCAAATGTGCGCCTTCATTGATGCCAACGATAACGAGGGAGCGGATATGGTTGATGCCGTAGTCTGGGCGCATACCGAACTCGGGGGCCTTGATATGTCGGATAACCGAATCATCATTACGGCCGGAGACCCACGGTTTAGAACTTTCGTTGTCAGGTAACGAATATGGATTTGCTCAATACCAAACAAGGGGAACGGATTGAAATTGACTCGGCTGACTGGCCTCGTTGTGAGCAATGCGAGATGCCAGTTGAATCATTCCACGTCGAGGAGAGTGTCGGTTCGTTGGTTTTAGTTGCACTGTGTCACGGGGACACCGAGCGCGTCGAACTGCCGGATGAAATCTGGACTGGAGTTCTGACGACCAACATTACTTTAGGGCCAGCATTCAAAGGAGAACAGTTATGAGCATAAACGGTGCTGAGATGAGGACAGGGCTGGACTATCTGGCCGATTTATGGAGTGGGCGCATACATAATACGTTCACTAAACAGCAGGAACAACTGTCGGCCATCTGGCGCGGCATACAAACAATACAGGAGATACTACTAATGAAAACACAAGCAGAACAAGCGTTGTTAAACGCGGCCCGGATGTTGACTGAAACAGAGTCAACCTTTCGTGAAGTCATCGGCGGGATGCAGAGCAAGATTGACACTCTTGTATCACAGGCCCAAAGCACGACTTCCACTCCGCAACCGGAAGACCTGACCGAAGAAATGTCAACCTTCGAGACCCAGCTTTCCAGTATGCGTTCTTACGCTAACTCGCTCAAATCCACGGCTTCGACTGTCGCGGCAGGCGAACAGGGAGGCTCTGGGACTGCCCCGACTCCTTCGACTCCGGCAGAAGACCCAGCGAGTCCGGTTGTGGCCAACCAATTTGCGGTTGACCCAGAAACAGGCTTGCCGAGAGAGACAGACCCCAGCGTTAATTCGCTTCCGTCCGGCACGACACAAGACCCAGCGACTCCAATTCCGCTTGCTGGCGAGACTGGTATTGGAAACACTCCGACAAACAATCAGGCCGAGCCGATTGAGTTGCAGGAGGGGGAAGTCTTCGCATTCCAGCCGCAACCTGGGACAGACCCAGCGACCCAGCAACCGAGTCCTTCCTCGACTGGGATTGGGACTAGCGAAGACCCAACGGCAGATGCTTCGGCAACGACCAATCAATCGGCTTCGGAGATTGAGGGAAACGCGGCCTCGAATACGGAAGTCGGCTCTGGAGGAGTTACGCCGAACGAGTCTTCGAGTCCTTCGGACATAGAGACCCGCAACGCGCCTACGTCCGGCGAAGCGCAAGAGGGAGCGAATACGGTTTCGTCTTCAACGGCGACAACCGACCCAGAAGCGGCGAGAAGTTCGGGCATCATTGACGAATCCATTCGTTAATAGACCCCAACAACCATCGGACTAAGAAGCAGGCTCAGGAGGATTTATTCCCACTGAGCCTGTTTTGACTTGACAAGTGGCTCTCAGGTGCGGTAAGGTTTAATCCTCGGCCCTTGGAGTGGGACGCAATACTAAATATACAGGAAGGTAAAAACAAGATGGCAACAGTAAAGTTCCACGCTACAATCAACGAAGAAGGCGCAAGCAACACTAAGCGCGGTAAGATTCCCTCGGGACTAATTAACGCGCTCGGGGGCAAGAAAGGCGATATGATAGAGTTTGAAGTCACCGGAAAGGTGATGACCGGAGGCCGAATTATCAGAGGCAGGGAAGCGGAGGCCGCGAGAGGAATGGTATTCACGCAGTCAAGACCGGCCCAGTCCGCCGCTCGACGCGCACCAGCTAAGGTCACTGCTCCGGTCAAACCGACCAGACCGACACGCCCAGTGGCCTCGAAGCAACCAACACGGCCGACTCGTCCGGTTGCTCCGGTTGCGAAAAAAGCAGTTGCGCCGAATGCTCTGGCAAATGCCGCTAAGAAAGTTGCAGGCAACGGCAAAACAGTGGCAAAAGTGGCCCCGAAGAAAGTGGCCTCTCCTACTCCTAAACCAAGCGGACGCAAGACTTCCGTGGCTTACGAGACTCCTGCGACGAAAGGTAAAGCGGGTAGTGGAAAGCCCAAGTTTTCACTCACCAAGTAGTCCTGCTTAAAAGGTAATCTGCTCGTCCCTGCACACGAGGGACGGGCTTTTTTGTGCCTGTAATTCCTCATTTCCCTTGACAAGTCCCTTCCCTTTGGTATAAGGTCTAACAAGTGGCCGACTTGAGACATTGGCCCAAACGAGACACGAGACACCAAACTAATCAGTAACCAAACCTAAAGGGACTAAGTATATGCAAAGCAATGTATTGAGTATGCCCAAAAGACCGGATAACGTGCGCCTTCGAGTAGCGGACGATTTTCGTCGTCAGTATATCAATGTGACTGGCTACTCAGTGAGCCAACAGAATGTTCTGGCCTCCACGATTGATGACGTTGAAATCGAAGTTGACTTGGCCACGTATGACCGGATGGAGAATGATGCGACCATAGCCAAGGGTAAGCGCATTCTCATTACAAACGCCCTCTCGGATGACCTTCAACTGGCCCCAGGGGCCACCGAGGATGAAGTCGGAGCGGAGGAATATCAGATATTTGTTGAAGTTATGGAGTTCTGCCAGCGTATCGTTGGAGGACTCGATAGGCCCATACGTGAGACATACGAACAGATTCTAGGCAACGCCATTGCACACGGTCACGGGTTGGGCGAAGTCGAGTGGGAATATCGCATTGACGGGTCATCCTCCAAGCCTGCCGAAGCTAAAACACCGCAAGTGAGTAAGTCCAAGTTTTCATCTATGCTTGAGAACTTCGGTTTCTTCTCCCGCCATACAGTCCCAGCCGATTCTAAGGATGTGGGAATTAAACGCCCACAACTCCGAGAAGCAAGGACTCGTTTAATGCCAAAGGCCATCAAGGTTAAACCGCGTGGTGCGGCCCTTTTTGTTGTGGATGATTATATGACAGTCCTCGGATTGACTCCCCGCTATCATTCCAACCGCTCGACTCTTAAATGGAATGAAGTCGTGTCCCGCGATAAGTTCATAGTTCTTACGTTAAACAAACAGAATGAAGACCCACGCGGGAAGTCGTCTTACAGGCCCGCTTTCAACTGGTTTAATCTAAAGTCCCAGATACCCGCAGAGATGCTTCGCTTTATCTTGGAAGAATCAGTCCCCAAAGCTGTTGGGACACTGCCGGAGAATAGCCCTGCATTTGAGTTCGAGAGAGACGTAGCCGGAAACATAATCTATGAAGACCCAGAGACAATGCAAGTTCCGAAGATGCTTACGGCCGCCGAATCAATGGGGGAACAAATCAAAGGTTTCCGCTCCGGCAGTGGGGCCGTCATACCTTGGGGCGCGAAACTCGAACCGTTCAAGAAGACTGGCTCATCGGACGCGGACTTTTTCAGCAAAGTCCTCAAAGTCGTTGACGACCAGATGGAGAATGCAATACTCTTACAAACATTGGCCCAATCAGAAGGAGAGCATCAGGCCCGTAGTGCTTCTCAGCAAGTTGCTGAATTACTGCATAGCTTGGTGTTCTGGATTCGCTGGCTGATTGCTGTGATGACTCAGGCCGACCTCTTTGAAGTGGCTGTTAGAATCAATCTTGGTGAATGGGCCGTGCGCTATTTGCCGATGGTGTCTCTCGGAGACTTTGTGAGACGAGACTGGGCGCACGATTTGGAAGTAATCAGTAAGGCCTACTTCCAAGGATTCATTGATGACACGCAACGTGCGGAACTTATGGCGTGGATGAATCTTCCCCGTCCTGGCCCTTCGCGTCAGGAACTAATGCAGGATGCTCTGGCCGAAGCGGACATCAATGGTGAGCCAGTCAAGCCGAACAAGGCGAGGCCGGACAAGCAGAAATCAAACAAAGACCGTAACGCAGGGAACGGCACGGAGAAGAAAAATGGCAAAACAAACAATGCGGATTATGGATTCAGCCCTCTCAACCTTTTGGGCCATCACGGAGGACGGGCTGTTCGCTCTGCAAGAACTGTATTTACAAGCCGTCAGTAGGGGTGGCCCAATCTCCGAGGAGATGCTGAATGCGATTATGGCCGAGAATGAGGACTTGGGAGCAAACTTGCATCTCCAGTCCTTAGACGCTTTGGCCATTGAAACCAAACGCGGCGTTCGTATGGAAGACACCGAGTATGTTCGGGTCTTCGAGAACGGCGTTGCGGTCATTGATTTAATCGGAGCGATATACCCGAGGGCCAATATGATGACATCATCCGGCGCAACCAGTATCTCGCAGTTCACATCGGACTTCCTCAAGGCCTACAACGACGAAGATGTTTCAGCAATCGTGATGAACATTGACAGTCCAGGCGGGGACGTTCGCGGCATCGGAGACGGAGCGGGCCTTATCAAGCAGGCCGTTGACTTCGGTGCTAAACCAGTATTCAGCTTTGCGGCAGGCTATATGGCCTCGGCCGCTTATTACGCTGGCTCTCCGGCGCAGAGGATATTCGCATCACGTTCGGCTCTGGTTGGTTCAATCGGAGTTGTCTTAACAGCGAGGGCCAACGAGAAGGGTGTGATTGAAGTCGTTTCTTCAATCAGTCCTAACAAGCGGCCCGACGCTGATAAGAAGGAAGGCCGTGCGATTCTTCAAGAACAGGTTGATGACCTTGGCGAGATATTTGTCGAGGACGTTAGTATCTTTCGCGGGGTGTCCCGTGAGAAGGTCTTGGCCGATTACGGTCAGGGTGCAGTGAAGGTTGGGCCAAGGGCGTTGGCGCAGGGATTGGTTGACGCTATCGGCACAATCAGCAGTGTAGTAGAACTGGCCGCTAATGAGGCAAAGGGCTTCCGACGTGGCCGTAAGGCAAAAGCACAAACCGCTCAAGCAGGCCACGAGGCGTTTGAGTTATTACAATTTAGTGAGGATGAAAATATGGGACTGAAAGCAATGATAGATAAGTTCAAAGCCAGTAGCGAAACTGTCGTTACTGGAGTGGCCCCAGCCCCGACTACGGATACGAAGTCCACAGAGATTGACACACCCGTAGTCGCGGCTGGGACGGAAGAAGGCGAAACCATTGGAACTGATTCAAATGGCGAAGGCTTCACACAGGCACAACTTGATGCGGCGAAAGTCGTTCCGGTTGCGGCCCAATTACCGACTCGCGCTGACCTCGAAGAACGCTTCGCGGATTCGGCAGAGTTGTTCGCTAATAATATGACAACGGATAGCCGCATCTGGCCTGCTCAGGCTGGACACGCCGCTTCCGACCTTTTGACTGCAAAGATTGATGATGTTCTCTACGGAGGCACAGTCGCTTTTGTTGATGCGGAAGGGAAGATTGCAGAAGGCACAAGAGAGGCCGCAGTCCGCGCACGTTATCTGGCGATGCCCAGACACGGTTTGGCCCAGCAATCAATCGAAGGTATTCGTAATGGTTCTATCGTCGCGTCGGTCTTGGCCGAAGGCGATAATGAGAATGTTAAGACTCAGGAGATTATGACTCCCGAACGTCGCAAACAACTTCTCGCATCGTCTTCACAGGGCCAAGCTGTTCTAGCGGCTCAGGAAGCAAAGTAAGGCAGGCCATAAACTTGCAAGTCAATTACGGACATCGAAGGGTGTCCCAGAAACTAATATAGATAAGGAGCAAATATGCAGAATACAGCTATTAGAACGACAGGCCGCACTTGGGACTTCCTAGAGCCAGCACAAGTGCCGGAACACGCCAGAACTGACCACGGAGTTTTTCTCGCGGCCGGAGCAGGCTTAACAATCACTTATCCGAAAGGACAAATCGTTGCCCAGAAGGATGACGGAACAAACGTCTGGGCCAAGGTTGGCACAGCCGGATACGACGGGCCGCGTCGAGTAGTTAAATACCCGATTACGGTTAATGAATTTGGACAGTCCCAGTTAGGGTCAATCTTTATCGCTGGCAGTGGAGAAGTGTTTGAAGGAAGCGACTGCTTCTACTATCAGGGCTTTTTCAAAACGCAAGACCTTGTGGGCCTGACAGTTGGCAATGCGCCGACAGTTGGCCGTATCCTTCGCGGAACGGTTACAGCAGGCATCATCGAACTAGGCGCGGCCCCAGTTGCCGCATAGTGGGCCGCGGCCCTTTTAATCCAATGTTGATAGGAGACAATTAAATGAGTTTAGTAAATTACCAATATCCAACAACAAGGGAACTGCGGGAGATTAACCCTGAGAAGATTCAGAATCTTACTCGTAATCGGCCCACGTTCCAAATCTTCCCTACGGTTGATTCACAATTCTGGACGCTCGAATGGTCTCAGAAGGACAACTGGAGAGGATTTCAACAGCTTCGCGGCCTTAACGGTGAGCCTAGCTATGTCACGATGGTTGGCGAGAAAGCATTCTCGGCCCAGCCTGGAGTCTATGGCGAGTATATGACTGTGGACGAGAAGATGATGACCCTTCGCGCCCAGCAAGTCCCGTCGGGCCAGCCAGTTGATATTTCGGAACTGATAACGGAACGTCAAGACTACTTGAACAACCGTGAAACAGACCTTCTCGAATTTATCCACTGGAAGGCACTACTCGATGGACAGTTCACTTTCATCGGCCCAACGGGTGCGGTGTATGGTGACATCTTCCCGATTCAGACGGCCATCTTTTCGGACTGGTCAGATTTAGTCAACTCGACTCCTCTGGCTGACCTCTTGGGCCTGCGTCTTTTGCAGACCGGAAAGAGTGTCAACTTCGGAGCGGGAGCGCAAATCTTCTTGAACTCGGTTACTGTTACTTACTTGCTTCGTAACCGTAACTTGAACGACCTTGGAGGCCAACTCTCGACATCGGCAGGAAACGCACGGCCTCTCAAAACTCTGGGCGACATCAATCAGATGCTTACCCTTAACAATCTGCCGACCCTCGTTGAATACGACGAAGGTTACTTTGCAGAAGCGACTGGGACATTTACCAAGTGGATTCCAGACCGAGTTTTGTCTATTGTCGGCGCACGTTCAAACGGCGACAGACTGGGCGAGTATCGTATGGTGCGTAATGCACAGAACGAGAATATGGCCCCTGGCCGTTATGAGAAGGTCATTGACCACGTTGACCGCAGAGTTCCGAGATTGATTGAAGTTCATCGCGGCCACAACGGGGGCCTCGTTATCTTTTACGGCTCGGCAATCATCAAGGCAACTTGCTAACTAGCAAGTCTAACTAACGGAGGGCTGGCAAGTGCTGGCCCTCTTAATACAAACCCTATCGGAGAAATAATATGGCTAACAGAACAAATGATTTGCCAGCAAGAGGACTGGCACAAACGATTCCGGTAACAAACGGAGGAGTCCAGCAGACGAATGAAGTGGCTGTGGATGGCGCGTCACAGGCCCCGCAGTTTGCACCACACAACATTATGGGGGCCAACCCAGGCACAGTGACGGAAGAATCAAGACGCAAGAGCCTCGTCCTAGCTGGCCTCGGAGACATTCACTCGGAAGAAATCGCCCCGCAGATTGCGATTGGCGCGGACAATGAGGGCGAGGGCGACAGAGTTGTAGTCCTTGTTGATTACGTCTCAGGCCCTAACGGTGAAGGATTTATGCGCGGCAATGTTCGTCACTTGTCCCGCTTCTTTGGCAACTGGGGCAAAGACGGTGAAATGGATAATGTTCGCAGAGGCGCACGGAGACTCTTTGAACTCGAAGCAGTCAGACTGGCTACTCCCGAGGAGGCCCTTATGTCTCAGGTCACAGTTACTCCAGCTTCCGAAACATCGGACGTGCAGAAAGAACGGGATGCCCGTATCCGTGCCGAACGTGAACTTGAAATGATGCGTGAGCGTTTGATAGTTGCAGAAGGAGCGCAATCGGCCGCAAGTCCGACACCATCGGGCGGCCCTGTTGGACACGAGAAACAGGGAAGCGGGACAGCGAATACCAAGGATGACGATTCACCGGAGTTTTAATAAAGGAGAGTAAGGCCAATGATTACGCTAGAACAAATAGACGCTGAGAAGATTACTCCGGCCCTGACTGCATCACAACAGTTGGCACTGGAGAATCTCGTCAAGCATTATCCAGCCTACGCGAATGCAGTAGGCCGTTGGCCTTTGCTATCTGGAAAGATTGACGCAGAACAACTCCTGCCTACGGTTAAGACCCAGGCCCTTAAAGCCGTCTTAACCGCGCTGGATGAGTTGCCTGCGATTGTTGTTGAATCCTCTGGGTCTGACAAGGCCCAGAGTTACTTCACAACTCAATCGAACTGGTTTGCTCTGGCTCAGGATGTATTGAATACTCTCTACGAGTTTCCGATGACCTTTGGCCGAACATCGTTTGTCCTTGTCCAGCGCAGAGTGCAGGACATCACCCTAAATGATGATTCGATTCTCAAGGCCGATAAAACCGGAAGGAGATATTAACAATGGCAGGGCCACTGGTTAGTGTTGATACAATCGTAGCTGGAGTTAATCTTGATGTGTCGAGACTGCTTCGCCTTGGCAGAGACGCAACGATGAAGTTTATGACACCGGACTCGGTGCAGTTTGCTGGCTGGAGAGTGGCCCAATTCATCAAGAAAGGATTTGACCGGATAGCCGGAGATGAAGTTACAAGAGATGACGGAAGCAGTGTGATTTACCAAGTAGCACATATAAAAGCTAATGCTGGAATAGAGCGCACTATCCGTTTGAAGGACTTGCACGTTGAAGTGTTAGGTGAAATATACATCGTCGCTAGTGTCGAACCATTGGCCCCTAATGAGGCCCAAGTCTATACTTTAACGTGCAAGATACGAACACTACGAGACAAGTTCTTCGATAACAAACGATAATGCCATTTGCCATAGGATTCAGATTGATTGCCCACAAAGACCAAGGCCTTAAAAATGCCTTGCCTATCCTCGCTCGTAACTTACGCGGCGGGATGGAGGGCCTCGGAAAGAGACTCAAAGCCTCTGCCGAAACCAGAATGAGACGGGACAGGGGCGACTCGCAGAAGTCCTTGAGGATTGAGGTAAAGACCCAGCAAGCTAACATTCAGCTTACGGTCTATTCGACACTGGTGCAGGCCTTTGTTGATGCGTATGGAATGGGCCGTGGAAAGTTTCCCCCGTTCGGTGTCGGTAGCAATATCTACAAGTGGGCTGAAAGGAAAGCCGCAGGAAACGAATCGAAGAAGGTCAGACTCGAAGGCTCGAACGAGCGGGTGCTTTCCAGCTTGACCAGAAGGCCTAGGGCGAGAACGGCAAGACCACTCGCTAAGGTCAATCGCATCAAACGGACAAAGAACGTGACTTTGAACTCCGACCAGAGACGACGGGCCAAAAAGAAGGACGCTAAACGACTCGCGTTCTTAGCGGCCCGTGTAGTATTTGAAAGAGGAATTAGACCGACGCACTGGAATAAGAAAGCGTTGGACGCAAATCAGGCCCGTATCTTGCAGGAGATTCGTAATGCTCTTTCTCGTGCGGCGACGGAGATAAGCCGAGGATAATATGAAGAACAGAATTGGCCCTGCGCCAGCACACAATCCAGATGCCATACTCGTTACATTGCCAGCCGACGAGATTCAGCTAGAACAAACTCTGGCCGGAAAGATACGGGACACCATCATTGCTGTTCCGAACTTAACCGACTATGTAAAGATAGAGGCTCGTGAGAGATTCGCTGACAATGACGAGGAGGACTTGCTAATCTCGACTGTCCCAGACCAAGTAACAGACCGTAAGGCCATAACATCTATCATTCAGATTGGCATTCCCTCAGTGGAGGAGTTTGAGAAAACCAACGACCTTCACACCCAGCTAAATTTCACGTATCCGATTACGTTTGATTTGGAAGTTGTGGACGAGTGGGACAACGCGGCAGGCCGACTGATTTACACAAATTCGAGAACGCTTTTTATGGCCGTCTATATGACGGTGCGGAGAGCCTTCAAGAATAACCGAACACTCGGTTTTAACAACTGTTCGCACGACTATCTCCAGAGTTATAACGCTGGGACAGTCACGGACGAAGAAACGGGAGGCCGTCTGCACACTGCCGACTGGTCACTGACGGTTAAATGCACAGGCATTCTAGTTTAATAATATAGGAGACATAAACTTATGAGTCCAGATACGGAACAAACGATTGTCACAACAGACGATCAAACAGGTGCGGATACCACTGGTCAGGGCCAAACGGAGCAAGGGACAGTGCCGCCAACACAACCAACAACAATAACTCCTCCGCAGACCGGAGGCGAGAATCCTCCAGCAGAGGCCGGAGAGCGTAACGTGATTTTAGGTAAGGAAGGTAAGCCTCTACCGGAAGGGCCTCTTAATATCGGAATGAAGACCGTGATGATTCCAGACGAAGCCGGACAACGCGCCGGATTCCAGACGGACAACGCTTCGGCACTCGTGGCCCAGTTCAACGATTTCAAGCTGTTCAAGCCAAAGGGCGAATAGGCGCGGCGCGTCCGCACGTTTTAGTAAAGTAAGGAGATTATAACATTATGACAATGCGTAGAGCCAGTCAATTAACCATTGGGTATTCGCCCACTTGGAAACGGCAAAGCGGCTGGGACATTGCACTAGGTAACGCAGACGTGACCCGTGCTTTCCCTGCCACTTCGCGTAACTACTTGGACGTTGAATCAACAACCGAAGACGTAACGGATTGCACAGGCGAGGACTTTCTATTTGAAATCCTCACAGGTGAAACGGCCCGTCTGACGATTGACTTTGACGTTGACCCAGACCTCGTTGCCGGACTTGCGGCAAATGCTTACGGTGTGGCGGCCTCGCCAACCGGAGGCTCAAACGAAGTCCAGACGGAAACCGTGTCGGCCACTGGAGGCACACGGACTTTAACGGTGCAAGTCGGGGCCAATGCCCAGACAACCGCGCCTCTTGCTTTTGACGCAAACGCGGCCACTATTCAAGCGGCTCTCGATGCGTTATCGAATGTGACTCCTGGGGACATCGTTGTTGCCGGAGCAGGGCCATACACATATACGTTCGCTGGCGAACTCGCCAAACAGGACGTTAATATCATCGCCGTCAATACATACGGTCTGACGGGCGGGACTTCGGTTATCGTAGAGACAACCGGAGGCGTGGGGTCAATCCACGAAATCACTCGCCTTGTGGCCTATACGTTGCCGCTTATGACATTCTATATCGGCTTTCGCGGCTCGGACAAACAGCCCGTCATTTTCAAGAACGTGGTTGTCAATACGATTCGTGTCAGGGCCTCCAGTCGTGAGAAGGTAACTTGCACGGTTGAACTATTAGGGTCTGCCGACTTGCAGACTGCCGTGGCCTATACAATGCCTCCTTGCACGGACATCATTCCGATTCGCTTTGGCGACTGTCAGATGTCCATTGGTGGTGTTGATTATATCGCCGCTAATCTGGGCCGTGAGTTCGAGTATTACTACCAGAACGATGTTACGCCGAAGTTCGACGGCGCGGGTATTTATGCCACTCGCCACGAAAGAGCGGACAAGCGGCCCTCGGGCTTCAACCTGTTCGTCCTCGGTGAGCCGGGAGACGCGCTGTTTAACGTGGCCTTGGCGAAGACCACACTGGAAACCTTTGTCCGGTGCGGCCCTTCTGGACGTAACATCAAGTTCCTAGCACCGCAGGGTCTAGTCAAACTTGCGCCCACTCGTATTAGATTCGGCGGCGACCCGCCGGAATCGGAAATCGCTATCGTCGTCCGGCCCAAGAAGGTCAGTGGCGACTCAGAGACTCCGACGACCGTGCAGGCCATTACCAGTCAGCAGGTTGCTTATCTAATCTCGGCGTAATACAGGTTGGCCCTCGCTTCGTTTTCGGATGGGGTTGGAGAAGCAGGGTCAGCAAGCCGCAGGGACAGTTCGCCATCGCTGTCCCTGCATCACATTTAACAATCATCGCATCATAGGGGGATGCAACTAATGACACCAGAAGAAACTGCTAATGAAGTGGCAAGGACAAACGCTGTCCAGCCAGTAGAACCACAAACAACTCCGGCCCTGACCGAAGAACAACAAAAGGCCGGATACGCTAATCCAGCACCATTGACACCGGAGGAACAGGCTTTGAAAGACAAAGCTATGGGCCTAGTTAAAGAAGTCGTCAAAAAGGTATTCAACCGCAACGACATCAAACGCACGATTGACCTACAAATCGTCTTCCCTAAAATCTACCCAGACTACGAGCCTTGGGGCTTCAAGTTCCGTCTGAAACTATCGCGTGAAGCTGAGGAAACGAGACAACAATACTTGTCCCTCGCGGCCGCAGAGCAGACGGCGAAGATTACAGACCAGGCCCTTGACGAAGTGTGCGACCTGATGGCCGAACTTCCAACAGGCTTCTCTGACCTCGTTGACTTGGGCAAAGGGGCAGGACATTCGTTTCGTTCGTATGTAACGACTGCGACTGACCCAGATATGAAGGACTTTTTGGCAATGGTAGTTGAAGCGGCGGATTCTGCGTATTGGGGCGCAATCACGCCGAGGGAATTTCGTAAGCCGCTTTAGGATAGTGGCCCGTAAGCTAATCTACTTTCAAAAGAGAGTAGCTAAACTAGGGCCGTCCTACTTCTCCTGCAACGAGAAGCAGACGGCCTGCACAAGACGCACGGCCAAACCGCGTCAAGGGTGTCCAGATTGCGAGTTCACTATTCAGCGCAAGTTATTCGTAACCGAAACTGAGGCCGAACTTAACCGGATGCCGAAGGCTACTCGCAGGGGCGGGAGAATGTGGACGGTCAAATACTTGACTGGAGTAGTCAGCGAGATAGCTTCACTGGCCTCGACCACGAAAGGCACGGGCCTCAAATGGACGGTAGTGACGGATTTACTTGTCAGCGTGTATCGTGACGAAGTATCCAAAATGAAGGCAGTTGAATCGGCCAATATGCAGACTAATGTAGGGCCGGATGATTCAAAAGACGAGGGAGACTTTGACTAATGGCAAGAGAAGATGCAGTCAATCGCGTAGGCCTTGGAGTTGACCTTCAAGGTGGAGCGGACACGATTACCCAGCTTCGCACTATTCGTAGTGAGATGCAGGGCATCGCGTCCGTTGCCGGAGGTATCCCGAAAAACATAGGAGGCAGTGTGTCCTCCTATGTTGACCCCAATCAAGCGTCTTTGTTCGATAAAGAGATGGCCCGTCAAGGAGACTTGTTCGGACAGACGCAGATAAGACAAACCAGAGCAGTAAAGGAACAACTGACCGAGAGGCAGAGGGCCTTCGTAAGTAGTGAACAGGAAAAGCGAAACGAGATTGACAAGACTGCACGGTATAGAAAGCAGGCCGAGGACAGGGCCGCCGCTAAACGTGCGCCTGTCACATCTGAGGACGTTGACCAGAAACTAGGCGAGAGAAAACGCACTAGGGACTTAGGCCGTCAAGTGAACATTGCAGAAGAAAGGGATTTGCTGAAACGTGAAGGCATTCACAAACGAATCAACGACAACGCTTTTCGCACCCAGAAGGAACTAGCGGCCGCAGAACTCCAGAGACAGCAGGGAGAAATCCGTCATCTCAAGTATGTTGACGCGGCCATAGACCGCAACATAGCGAAGCGCAATACGGCCCGTGCGGAGGAGTATCGTCAGATTCAAAGAGACTTCGATGCCCGAGCGCAAGCGGCCACGAAAGATGTGTCCGGCCGAAGTGCTGGAGACTTGAACTCGCTGAGGCAACAGGGCCGACAATTCCAGCGTTTCCGTAATGACCCAGCGAGAGGCGAACAGGACGACATCTTCCGCACTGACATTGCCAGAGACTTGAGGGCCACGAGAAACGCCCAGCGTGAACGTGAAGAAAGGTTTCGTCAACAGAAGGCCGACCGTGCGAAGTTCGAGGCCGACAGGCTGGCCGAGGAACAGAAGCGGATTCGCTTTAGTGAGAATAGCGATTACTTGCCGCTCAATCAGCGTATCAATATACGCGGGGAAGAAGATGCCAACCGGAGACGTGAGGCCGAGGACGCTAGAAAGAGACGAGAGGAGAGGGCCAAGAAGAACTACGACGAGGAAGTAATTCGAGACCGAGCGGCCAATGTATCGAAGCCGCTCGATGTATCGAATAGACTTGCCGACGCAAACAACACCCAGCGAAAGGGCCTGCAAAGGTTCATCGGAGGGGTTGACCCATCGCTGGCGGCAGACTCTCGGGCCTTGTTCGCTTCAATGACACAGACTTCCCAGAAGGTCAGTCAGTTAAAAGCTGAGTTGCTAGACGTTAATCGTTCGCGCCCTCTGCGTGAGATTGTCGCTGACTTGAACGCCGTCGAACGCGAACAGCGTCAGGCCATTCAAGGCTTTCGTGACTTGAAAACGGCTCAGATAGGTATTGAAGGGCCGAGCGGCCCGAGAACTACTCCGCGTGGAGGAAGGGCAGGCGGGTCAGGAGGCCCAGGAGGGCCGAATCTGGCAAATCCGACGGGCTTGTTAAACGAGAGGGGCTTCTTTACATCAGGCGACGCTCTGGGACGTATTACCAGAAACATTCTGCTTTATGAAGTCGTCTCTCGGGCCACCTACGGACTGGTTGAATACATCGGCAAGTCCGTCGAAGCGGCCAAGACGACGGTAGAGTTTAGTAATGCTCTGCGGTTTGCCACTGAAACTGCGGGAGGCAACCTAGCGGCTAATGAAAGGCTCGTAGAATCCCTGCGGCCTATCGGACTATCGCGCCAGCAGGCACGAGCGGCAGTGACCGAAGCGGCCCGTTTCACCGAGGAGCGGCCCGAAGACATTGACCAGTTGACAAAGATTGTGTCCAACATTGCGGCCCAGCGCGGCGGGGGTGTTGATAGGACTGACGAGTTGATTGAACAACTCAGACGGCGCGAGTCGAAGTTCTATAAGAGAATCTTCGGCACAACCGTTGAATCAATATACGAAAGCGAAGCGGCCAAGGTTGTTGACAAGCGGGTTCAAGTTCCGAACTCACTGATTATAGGCCAGGAAGACAAAGAGTATCAGACTCGCGCAGACCAAATCAAATCGTATGTGGCCGCTATGGACGATGCCGCAAGAGAAAACGCGGTATTGAATTACACGCTGGCGCAAGGCGCACGATTTGAAGGCGAAGCCGCAGAAAGGGCCACAACCTTAGCGGGTAAGCTGGACTTAATCGCCGCATCCTTTTTGAATGCTCAGGAAGGCGTGGGCCTTTTCATTACCGAGATTAAGCCGCTCGGTGATTTGATTACTACTATTGTTGGTAAGATGGGTGCGCTGGATAACTTACGCGCACCGACACTTGGCAGAAGCGGCCCAGGAGGAACTATCTCCGATGCCGATGTCGCTCAGTTCGGGCTGGAGAAAACAACAGGCCCGAGAGCAAAAGCCTTGGAGACGTTTGACAGCATAGGGGTCAACGGTATTTTAGGTGTGGCCGCTATCGGAGCGGCTGGATTATTCGGACGCAAGAAGGCGCAGGAGTCGGTTCGGCTTAACGAGTATAACAAACTGCTTCTGACTACACAGGCCCAGTTTGACGGTAATATGGCCGCCGCTCAGAATCACGCTATCGAAATAGCCAAGACCAAGAAGGCCGGATTCGTTCGGTCTGTCGGTGCTGGGTTCGAGAGAATCACTCTCGGTATGACCCGTGGCATTCTCGACATTACAACGGCCGCAGAATCGCAAGTGGCCAAGTCTAAAGCAATCCAGAGGGCCGGAGGTCAGAGGTTCAAGGCCGTCGGGCAGTCGTTCGAGGACTTTAACGCTAAGAACACCGAGGCACTGGAAAAAGGCCCGAGTAAGATACAAACCGGAACGGCAGTCGCAGGAGGACTGATAGGAGGGGTTGCCGGAGCGGAGATTGGAAGTCTGATTGCCAGCCAGATTAACGCTGGCCCGATTATCGCCACGACATTGACCATTCTGGGAAGTGTCGCTGGGACGGCCCTCGGGACAACTGCTGGTTCGGCAGTCGGAGGAGCAATCGCTGGCTCTATTGCTTCGGCCGGAGGAGTCGGTGCGGTTCTTACTGGGACAGTCAGCGCGGCAGGAATACTAACGGCAGGAGCGGCCATTGCAGTAGCGGCTATTGCCGGAATCGGAATTGGGACTATTATCAATAGCATAGTTCCGAAAGAGATACCGTTCTTCGGGAGAGTGTCCCAGGAAGCGGAAGACCAGAGACAGCTAAAGAGAATCGAGGCCGAGCAACCAGCGTTTCAGAAACAGGTCAAGGAACGCAACCAAGCGGCCGCAGAGGGCCGCATTCGTTACCGTTCTCTGGCCGAGGGAGAGTTCACAAAACTTCTCACTGGGCAGGACGTTCGCCAGAGAGGAGATGCGGAGGGCGACGGCAAGGGAGGACTCAAGAACTACATCGAGGAGATTATTCCTGCGGCCGCACAGCTAAAGGGTGTCTCGAAGATTCTTGAGGAGTTCCGGCAGGCCCGAGACAAGATTCTCAATGGTCGTTCTAATGATGATGCCAGCATCAACGCCGTCGAGAGATTCAACTTGAATGCTCTTGAGGCCAAGTCAAATGCCGATGTCCTTTACGGAACTAGCGAGAAGGACAAAGAACGAATCGAAGATTACCGCAAGCGTTCGTCTGAGAGGGAACGTAACCGAGTCGAAGAAGAACAAAGGGTTGCCGAACGTGACAGGCTCAAAGCCGAACGCGAGGCCGCTAAGAGGGACAAGGCCAAACAGGAGCGCATTACTCAGCAGTCCAACGCGCTCGGCAAACTGCGCGATGCGGAGAGCGGAGGATTTAGAGTCGTCGGGGACATAGCCAACAACTTGACCGGAGGGGACAACTCCTATGTGAAGGTTCTCGCTGACCAAGTAACCGTGGCCGAAAGGATGCGCCAGCAGTGGGGCTTCTTGGGTAAAGCGGCAGTCGAATACTTTACGATACTCGAACAGAAGGCCATTGCAACACAGCTTAACAAGTTGTCCTTTGACACCTTCGGCACTCGGCAGGGCTTCGAGAATACTGCGGGACGTGAGCGAGACGCAAGGGGCGGCCCAGGCATCTCTCGCCGTGAGCAGGACTACTTGAACATTCAACAGGCGATTGTCAATCAGGCAAAGGAACTTCCGAAGCTGTGGCAACAAGCGGCCGCAGTGATGGGACAGAACATCAAGCCGATTGAAGTCCTCCGCAAAACGCTCTCTAATCTCCAGCTTGCTACCGGAGCGGGAGCGGACTTGAACGCTGGAGGAAATGTCAGTTATGCCGTAGCCAGACGAAACGCCAAAGGCGAACTCGAACGTGGGCCGGAACTCGGAACAACCCAGTTCGGACGACGCATCGAAGGTTTCTCGGCTGGGGCCAGAACATCTACCTTTATCGGTGCTGATGGAAAACCCCAGACGGTAACTCTTGACCAAGGACGGCAGGATGATTACGCGGCCTATGATAAGAGACAGCGTGAACTGGCCAACCAGTCGCCGGAAGTCAAACGGGCAACCGAGGAGGCGTATGCTGATTCGGCCATCGAAGCTATCCAGTCCTCGGGACTGACACCGAAGCAGTTACGAGCGGCTGGGTTGTCCGACACTTATAGACAGGCTCTCGGTATCAAGGCTAACAGCCTGGGCCGTGCAGTCGAAGACGAGCGCAAGAAGGCTAACTTCAATGCCCTCGAAGACGAGCGCGTAGCCTCCAACTTAGCGGAGGGTGAGCGTTTTAGGCGAGACCAACTGGCCAAGGGTATCAATCCTAGGGACGTTGGCAAAGAAGCAGACCGTTACCTTCTGGGCCGCACGGAAGGCATCAATCCGAAAGACTTGACCTACGACCAGTTCGAGGCAAGGCAGAACGCTCTCAAGAACGAGGCGAGAAGGACAGTCGAAGAAGAAGCCGAGGCAAGGGCCGCAGTCAAGAAGGGACTTGAGTATCAAGAGTCTATGAATAGCGAACTCCAGATTATTCGTGAAGCAATTCTCGGAGGAGATGTGAGTATGCTGGTTCAAGTCCAGAATGATACACAGGCCCGTATTGACCAAGAGGCTTTACTTGCCGCAGACGGCAAGGGCTACGATGTCCCGCTTGACCAAGGTGGACTGAGAGCGAATCCGCAGGGTCTCGGACGCTATGGCCGTGGAGTTAATAACAAAGGCAAGTAAGGAGACTTTATGAATAAACTATTGCTAATCGTTCTGGCCAGCTTCGTGCTGGCCGGATGTCCAGCTAAACAGAACAAGCCACGCGCACCCGTTCCGGTTGTTCCGGTTGTAGTTGTCGGGCCAGCACCGGAAGGTATGCCAGCACCGACACCGATGCCGACTCTGCCTCCAGAGGAATCAACACCGTTACCGGAAGGGCCTGGGCCGAATGTCGCAACGCCGACACCAGTTCCAGTTCCGAGCATCAATCCGGTGAATGCAGTTGATATGACTCCGAAAGGTGTTAAGCTGAGGTCAACCGCAGGAGTCGAAGACGAGCGCAAGATGTGGATTGACGAGGCCCTAACGAAGCTGTTTGACGATGCTTCAAAGGCCTACGGCTATACGCAAATGATGAAGCATTCAGACTATACTGTTGTTGTTCGTTCTGACTGTGTGCTGAGTCCAGTCCAGCAGATATTGAGTTTTGTGCTTATCGCGCCGAACTACAACAACACTATCTACGACATTGACCCCGACCCAAATGTGGGCCGGATATACGCGGCCGAACAGGTAACGACTGTTTGGCGAAACGGCCAATCCCGCACCATACCTACTATTACGGTCTGTAACGGAGAGAGGCAATTAACACTAAACACCGTGAGATACGGAGGGGAACACATCTTGCACGACAACGGCAACTATCAGTTGTATCTGCAAACGGTAGGCCCCGAGCATATTCATCCGATTGTCACGGAATACTAAAGGAGGCCCTAATGGAGTTTGAAGTATATTACGGAAATGATTCACAGTGGTATTGGAGACTACGCCATTTGTCGAATGGAGAAGTTATGGCCGATGGCTGTCAAGGCTATTCGGATATGAGGGACTGTATGCACGGTCTCCAGGAAGTTAAGAGGCTGGCCCCGACTGCACCTGTCAAGATGCTCAAGGCCGAAGACTTTAATAACAAGCATTAGAAAGAACTCGCGGGAGGCCAGTTAGCCGGAGACTAGGGCTGGGGGTTGACCTCCCGCGTGTTCGTTGCCACGAAGGAGCGACCTTCGCGTTAGTTACCCGTGATACTGTTGGAGAGGCCCCTCTCCTCAATCACTTTCACCAATGGCTGAATGGTATTAGTTTAGCATATTCGTCAAGCCCTGTCGAGTCCTGAGCATATATGACGGGGAATGAGCGTTAGAATCAGCAACTTAGGAGTGGACACTTGAGATGCTACATTAAGGAGATTAAAGCTATGGCACGTTGGGCCACTACAATCGTAATCGCAGGCATTGTATTTACCGGATGCCGTGCTGACATACTGGACGGAGACCAGTTCGCTTCGCCGTATCGAGGCTCAGTTGAATGGGCCAACGACGGCACGGCAGATGCTCAGATAGTCAATATCGGAACAAAGGGAAATCCGTTTGGCATATCCTTGTTGTCAAATGAGATAGTCAAAATCAAACAGGCCTTGACAGCTATCAATCTGGCTGTGGCCGACAACACGACTTTCGCCGTCAATGTCGTTGATGAGGTTTATGCAATCAACGTCAATGCGATACCGGACTGGAATCAGAAATGGTTCTCTCACGGGATTCACTCGGAAGGCTGGCTGGAGTCCGTGGTATTCAGATTCGTAAGCAGGGGGACTATTGTATAATGTCACTAATTGATAGAATCTTAAAGAACGGCGTGTGGGAGTCCTCGGACTTTGCTTTCGAGCAACTTAGCGGGACATCCTTTTCGTTCGGAGGTTACTCTGGAGGGGCCATACCGGACATCTATACCTTGACTCTCTCTGACATCGCAGGCTTTGTCGGAACGGTAACTATTGCCGCGTCCCCGACCAATCCGTATAATGGCCGTGTCGTCACTGGTGTCAACTTTAACTCTGCTACGGCCCACTATGATATAGTCCCTGGGCTGGAGATTGGATGGAATGCCAACCAAGCGGCTAATGGTCACTCGGTCAAACTGTTCGCCGGACAAATGCTAGGCTCTTATGACGGCTCTGGTTTTGCTACGGCCACTCCGAGCGAGGGAGTTCGTCATCAAGTAACAAACGACGGTGTTGCTATGTTTGGTTGCCGCGCCCAGCTAACGGAACAGGCCATAGTCATTGCTAAGATAGGCAATCCGTTAGTGGTCTGGGACTTTGCAACCGGAGCAGTCGAGAGAAAGGTAGCTGGCCAGGTCAATCCGTATGTGGTAAAGATTGCCAACTTGGTTACTGGCCCCCCTGCGACCTGTGACTTACTGGTTGATGATGTAGCACTAGACTCGCTTTCTGTTCAAGACCAGCAGACTGGAGTTATCAGTTCGTCGGAAGGTCTTAGGGCCGAAGACTCTTACTTATACAAGATAATCTCGGGCCTGCTAACCGGAGTGAGCTTTAACATTAAAGGGACTGCGGCATCCGACGACGAAGCTAACGTGATGATATTCCCCAGCCGATATGTTCAAATCGCGCCTGACGCGGCAGGAGTGGCCGGAGATTACGGAACGTCTAACGTCACTCTGACCGGAGCGAACGGAGCGGCTGGGACAATGCTGGGAGGCGAGACGGCCTACTTCTGGAGCAGGGTGCTAGTCCCAGCTAACAGTTTAGGAAACTCGAATCCGTATCCAGCGAACATTGCAATCAGAGGAAGTTATGAAGGGCCAGCCCCGTGGTAGGAGAAGCTAATGCTAATTGAAGAAACATACGGCTCATACGCCAGCATAGGAATACGCACCGTCGAAGATTACGGAGCGTTCGGCCAAGTCGAAATATCGTTCGGTGATTCATTCCTGATTATGGCCGACGTTCTAGCGGCCTCTATTGCGGGAGTGACTGGAGGGGAATATGGCGCACTGGAAATCAATGCTCGTCTGACCGTCAACAACGTGGTTGTCCCGATTACCAGTTTCGGCTATCAAGCACCGACGGGCCGCTTGGGGTCACTGCTTAACGTGCGTCTCAGCAAGCCGGACATCAATCAAATACCGGACGGGGCCAGTGTTAAGTTCGAGTTGCTTGTTACCACTCCGAGCGGCGTTCAAGCGATAAAGTTGATTGACAACGGCAAGCTATCCGGCAAGGACTTTCGCATCACTTATCGCGGAGGCACGGACGGCAGGCCGCAGGATGAAGTTAATATGAGCGCACTGGACGTAATCAGTGACAAGTTCACTCTTGCACCGAGAAGGCCAGTCGTTATGTTTGACCCTATTCGTGTCAAGATAACGGACGTGGAGACTTCGATTGCCGATGCTATCAGAACTGAGGCAGGCGCACCGATAATGCCGATACTTGAGCCTTACGCCGGACTGACTATGAAACAGGTCTTGCAGAGGGCCTACACAACGGCCGGAGGAACTGGCATTACGACCATTGATGCTTGGATTCTCGCCACTATGACCCGCATCGCTCATCTCTTGGGGACTTCAAACGATGCAACGACTGGTATCGGATTCGCCGCAGTGGTAACGAACATTCCAAACTACAACGTGCGCCGTGCTGACTTCACTATGGAGGGAGGCTGGCACGGAGGGGCTGGCCCCGTTGTCGGTATGTATTCGCCGCTCTACTTTGTCGAGAACAACACGCTCTTTATCATTGACCCAGAGAAGCCGTTGCCGTTTGGCTACACGCCGCGCCTCATTACTCTGGCCAAGCATAAGTCCCTCTCGCAGTCCACTCCATACAAACCGGAGTCGAATGCAGTCCTTCTGACTTATCAGTATTCGGCAGAGGACGAGCCGGACAGAACGTATTACATTGACCGGACAACAGAAAGCACCGACGAGAACGGGGCCTTTGGTAGCGCAGGCTATTCGTCGGTAATGACGAGGCGCACCGTCAGAGAGTTCTATATTACCGGAGACCCACTTAATATAGTCTCCGAAGTGGAAAAGAGCATTGTCGTTGAAACCAGACAGGCGATAACGTGGACTACCAAAGACGAGAACGAGACGGTAACTGAAATCGTCGTGTCGGCCAGCGCACTGACCCACAAAGAAACAACGGACTTCCGGTATCAGGGCGATTTGCTTATGGGCCATCGTAAGGTAGTCGAGGGATGTATCTACGTTGGTTCGCAGAAGCAAGTCTTTACCCAGACCATTCTGATAGAGGACGCGAGTATTAGCTGGGCCGATGACCCACTAAGCCCAGGCCGCAAAGTCCAGAAGTCAACTCGCACAACCGTTGACGGAGTTTGTTTTCTGGCCGAAGACCCAGAAGTAGTTGCCGGAGAGAATGCGGACGGAGAGGAGATTTACAGACTCTATCCGGCCCTTCTTGCACAGTCTTCTGGTGTCGTGGCTCAGGATGCGGTGTTGATAGGTATGAGGCCTATCACTACAACTACGGAAACCTTGAAGCACATCAAGGGCAATCAATATGAAGTGGCCGTGGTTGTGACAGACCATCTTAACAACACGGTCAAGCGTTCGGTAACGTCTCCTCGCACCGGAGGCACTGGGACTGACCCGTATGCAGTGCGGTCAAGAACTATCCTGCTTCGTGACCTCGTATCGGAAGCGGCTATCGGGCCTCGACTTCCGACTTCGGTTAATGCTCTGGAGTTGCCGCGTGAGCAGGCCTTATCGTTAGGAAAGACGATACTGAAACGTCTGCTTAATCCGCTTCGCGCAATGCCTCTTGACTTGCCTGGGGTGGACTTCGCTATCAACAGAGGAAGCGTCTTGCAGGGACAGACCCGCACCGGACAGACGCTCAATTACTTTGTCACTGGCTACGGTATATCGGGAAACAATCTCGGTAAGCAGGGCCACAGAATCAGTATGTCGCTGGAGACAACAGAATTGCTGGCACTTTAGGGGAAACTTTAAGCCAGCATAGGCCGGAGGAGTTAAGGAATATCAGGTGAAGTAACGGAGTAGAGGCCCCTATCCTATGCACCGCGAACGCCTTGAGCCGCATCTCCTCCGGCCGACCTTATTAACATTATGAGTTTAGATAAAAGCACAGACCCCAATCAAGCATTTCGCGTCAAGCTGGGACAGGCGGGAAAACTGCGTATCTTTCTTAGTCCCAAACCAAAGCCGTTATTTGCGCTGGAGCAGTTTCAAGTCAAGAACGATGACGACGATGCCCTGATGGAGAACATCGGCCCAGACGACGAGTTAATCGGCAGAAGGATAAGCCGCTTATGGACTTTCTTCGACCTCGGGACTAGGCTCAGAACCGTCCCCGTGGCCTCGACGGTCAACAATCTGTTCCGCGAACTGGACGCAACTGATGTCCCGTCCATTGACCCGAATCTTGTTGTCGAATACGCGGAGATGAACTTCGATGCTCCGGCTGAGTTTGCCGGAAACATTCAGACGTTGCCGGAGTCCCTATATGACCCCTATTCGTTTAACTCACAACATCTGCAAGTTAAACTTCCCGAAGACGCAACCACTGTAAGCGACTGGGACGAAAAGATACTGGGTGCGGACGCACGGAGAGAGGCAGACCCAGAATGGAGGGCCGCAGACCAGCTAGACCCGTTCGGAGTGTCCGACCCAGGAGGAACTGGCAAGGGGGCGCAGAACTGTATGCCCCTGCCTTTTGGCGATGACGATGCTCCGAGTGACCCTACTACATACTCCGGTTCTTACGGATACAACCCAGACATTTACGATGTAGTCCTTTACTCGACACCGAGCGCGGAGTTTCCGGCAGTCGTAGAGTATAAGTATCCCAACGCAAAGATGCGAGAGACCGTGAGAGATATTCGCAAAGCCGCGAGTGACACTCAGGGCGACGGAAGCGTTTGGGACTCGGTAGAGATTCTGACCAATGCTTTGTGGAAGGCCAGACTTAAAACTCCCGAACAGAATTGGAACATTCTAAACAATCCGGCCCTAACTCCGAAGCAGGCCGAGATGAATGTCAAGACTTTGAAGGAGAAGCCTAAAGAGTTCAATGTCAGAGTGGACACGCGCCTAGTGTATGAGCCGTTTGATACCGGAGACCAGACCAACTACAAGGTGACGAACACTCCCTACTCATCTGGGCCGGAAGTTCCGTTTAAGCTGGCCAGAGACAAGACTGCGAAGTTCTTTCTCAAACCGTCCTATCTTACTTATTGCCGTAATCTTACTCTTATTCATTCGGTCACGTCCCGCATCGCTACCTACCGTTACGCGGATTCTCAAGGCGCACCGAGATATAATCATACCTCGGCCCAACTGATGATAACCAACGACGGAGGAGTGGAATGCGGAATGTATAATCAGCTTAACGGCAGTCCAGACCTGGCCCCGTTTCCGGTAGGAAGTATCATCAAAGTCCAAGTAACCGACAAAGACACCGACGCTGGCATACTGACAACGCCCTACGGGTCTTACCCTTTCACTGGTTATATTTCGATGAATGAAAAGAACTGCGTGGTGCAGGGGTCAATCAGTAACGCCAGCGCGAACGGAGACCAATGCACGTTGGAGGTTATCGAGGCCTATCCTTTTAGTCCGCAACACTTCTTTAATGCAAGCGCAAAGGTAAGGCGCGGAATCAGAGCGGGCCGCTGGCCATTGTTTCCGAGACAGATTTACGCTGGCTTTGACTCGCAATACACTTGGAGCGGACATACCGACTATTCGATGAATTACACCTGGCCCTATCCAATCGAAGCACCATACGTGGCTTTCTTAGCGGCCGAGATGTATGGACGCAATATCTTTCGAGGAGATCTTACTGAGTTTTACAAGCGTTCGCTCTTTAGGGACGTATCGGATTACATCTATTTTGTAAAGCCGATATACACAGAGTATCAATCATCGGCAGGACAGGGAAGGGATTTGTTTGAAGCTGGAGGGCCAACGACGAATGTTATTCATCCGGTAGGGACTGGATACAATGTCTGGAAAGCGGCCTATGAAGCGGCGATGCAGGACATTAAAGCACAGATTGAGGCCGAGCCTCACGTCGGCACAGTGAATTTCGAGTCGGAGAATACAGTTTTCAGAACTGATAATCAAATGGACATACTTCCGCTCGATGCCCTAGTGGGACTACTGTGCGGAGTCATTGAACAATCGGGGAAACGATATTACATTTGGAGGAAAACGATTAGTGTGAGGGGAGGCTATGACTATGACCGTAATCAGGCCCTAGCTAATCATAATAATACTGTATGAAAGATGCTAACGGAGACGAACTAACTTACTGGCCTATCACTGGCCTCGTTGAAGGGGAGACTTCTCAGGTCTTAACTATCCTCGTGACAACTCCGGTTGTCGGAGGATACCTTCGTGCCAGCAATGACCCGAGGCTCAAGGTGTGGGCGCGGCCCAAGGATGTCGGAGAAGACTACGTGGACATTCGATTTACTGGGATTGCTTTGGCCGATATGCCTGTGGGTGATACCGAGTTTGAAATATACGTCGAGGCCGTAACGCCTATTACTGGCCTCGAACGTATTCCAGTGGCCGTGTCTGCTTCTGGGGCAAGTGCGGCAAACTGGCTGGCTTAACCAATTAGGTCTGGCCAGCCTTCGTCCACTTCTTCACCTTCTTCGGCCCGTTCCATAACTACGGCGCGGAGAAGTTCTCTGCCTTCGTCAACCTCCGACTCGACTCGGAGGACTCGGCCAGCGTCCATAACTTCCTGCTTGGTGAACTCCATCTGGCCCCCGTTCCGCTCCAGTATGGAGATAAACATTGCCATAAAACCCGATGGGCCGAGCATCGCATTCATAATCCAGGCAAAATATCTCTGCAACCACTCCACACAACGGCGTTGCTCACAGTCGGGACAAGGAGGAATCATATCCAGCAGTCCCATAAGGACTTGAAACGCATTCTCTTTGTCCAGTTCCGTATGCTTCGGCACGTCCGGCCTCATTCCTGCCATTGCAACACCTACTACCTGTCCCAGTGGGGAGTTGCCTTCGATTAGTGCCTTGAGCATCTTCGCTCCGCACGGGTCATCCTTTGACCCATTGGCCATCAGCATACCGCATATCCGGCAGTAGGGTGGGACTGCTTTGCCATCGTCTTCTGCCAGTCCCTCGGTTGATATGGCGTGTCCGTATTGAAGTCTCCAGTGGGACACGCAATATCCGTCCCGCTCTGGAGACATCATACATTCAACACGGTTGGATTCAAACCTACACAGTGACATTTTGTTAGTCCTCCTACTTATAACCTGGGCCGACGATTTCCTCGGTTGATTTCTGATACGGTGTCTGCGGCCCCAGTCCTATGTCTTCCGGCCTGATGATTTTCAACTCCTTCCTGCCTTTAGCCTTTCGCTCGTGAATAAGTCCGGCCATTAGGACAAGGTAGTTAATCGAATCCTGTATTGAATCAAGGGCCGATTCATCTTCAACAGCCAATGCGCCGTTCTTGATAAAGGCCTCGACTCGTTTGAACTTGTCCCCGATTCGGATAGCAATACCAATCTCAGGCTCGACACCGTAATTGAGAGACCCACGGAAGTTAGCGAAAGGGTCAGTTGACCCTCCCGAATAATCCACGTTCTTCTTCTTCATTATCTCACGGGCCTTAGCGCACATCTCCTCGTGCAGTATCAATAACTCTGTGCTGTTCATTATCTTTGGCCTCCTTCGTCTTCGGCAGTGGGACTGTCAGGCCCGTCGTCGTCTTTGGTGAACTCATCAACCCACTCGGCATCGTAGGCCTTACGAAACGTCTCTGGAGGCATACTTGCTATTTCCTCCATCAGCGAAGCGTCGAAGCCTACCTGTCCCAAGTCCTCGGTCTCTACTTCGTCGGGTGTGATGGTAGGTTCGATGCCGTCGGCTTTGAGTTGTTCGATGGCAGTCTTGTGGAGGTCTATCGGGGCCATCAGTTCGTCTTCATCAGGCACGAAGTCCTTAACTTCAATATCCGAGGGAGTAATGGTATCCTCGAATATCGGAATTCCTGCGGCCGGACTCTGAAAGACTTCCATCTCTTTATCAATGTTGCGAGTCAGGGCCTCCTCTGGAGTAAAGCCTTTCGAGTATCGAGCCTTCAACTTCTGGATGTTCAAATTCATTGCTTCGTCAAAATTGGTCATACCCAGAGCGTTGCAATAGACGGCCAGATACCAGAGAATATCTCCGGCCTCCTCTTTGGCATTGATTACGTCAAAAGGCTTGCCATAAATGAGATGCTTTTTGATGTTGTCCATCAGTTCTCCGACCTCGGTTGTCAGTCCAAGTCCAGCGTGGAGAATCCGTAGCATATAAACATTCTCCAGAGCGTCCAGTTGGTCATCGAAGTTTTTGGCCTCGTTAGCCAGCACTTCATCGAAGTAGGTCTCCGAGATTGGTGCGGTCTGTTCTGGAAGTCGGTCAGTCGAAGTCTCGCGCAACCTAGCTATGGGCCTATGATAATCTCCGGCATTTGCCCCAGCGTCGAGCATTGGATTAGCCGCATCAAACGAGGCCCAGCGTTCGGATGCCCAGTTCCAAACTAAGTCCGTGGACTTCACTGATTCGGCAGAGTCCAGCATTCTAAATGCCGACGACAAGCAGGCCACGGCCTTCTTCCTTGATTCAACGTATGCGTTACCTTGTTGTTCACTCATATTAAACCTCCCTTGTTTCATCTATCGCGTCCGCAGTGATTTCAAAGCGGGCCATCAGTTCTTCCTTCATATCAGTTTCGAGTTCGTTGTCCAGCACTTCGATAATGTCCGTGTCCTGTAAGTGGACTATGCACTGTGCCAGCATTTGCTTTGTTTCTTCGACCGTCAGACGGCCCACGATTGATTCTATGTTTGCCATTGTATTATTCCTCCTAGATTGTTAATCCAAATTCCTTGGCCAACGCAGTCTTGCTTGGCCCCTCCGCTCGTTGATTGATTATAGCGGCCGCTTCTTCCCAAGTCCTCGGCTGGACTTGACTGATAGCTCTAACGCACTCGCAGTTTGAATCAAAGAACACATCTTCCCCTCGCCTCTCAAAGAAAAGCGGCCTTTCGCAGATGCTACACTGACGGACGGCCGCGAATGTAATTCCGGCCTTCGTCATTGCATCCTTTACCTGTTCCCCTGTCACCATCGTCGTCATTTTGTATTGCCTCCTATGGTTTTGTCTTATATGGGCCTTAATACGATTAGTAGTAAGGCCACAGTAGTTGCATTTAATTAACCTTCTCCTCGTCCTCGGTTTCTTTGTCATCAAATATAGGGCCGTCCGGCCAATCATCTTCCGGCTCTACCTCCGATTGGACAGGCACGATGTAAGCCAGCCCTTCTGCATACTTGCCGTATTTGTTTAGCCAGAAAAACCGTTCTCCCCAAATTACTATCTCCGCTCTGGGCCTAAAGACTGGCATCTGAATATCAGTTACCAGTTCTCCGGCCCGAGTCCACAGCGTTTGGGTCTCCAGTGGTATCGAACGAGCGTTCTGTGACATCGCACTGTGCGCGGCTTGCTCGGCCTCGCTCATACTGCCTGTGATATTCTCGTTCGTTCCGACTTCAAACTCGAAGCGGGACTTGCATACTTCATTGATGCAGTCCCCGCGAAACAGATTCATTCCGTCCCTTTCTCCAGTGCTGGTTGCAATGAAGTCCAGCCCTTTGCAGGAGGGACACACAATCGGTGTCCCGTCTTCTCTCGTTAATTGCATAGTATTATCTCCTCTCCTGTTGCTAAAACGGGATGTCATCGTCCGGTGGAGTTTGGTATTCCGTCCCTCTGTCCATCAGTCCTTCCGGCTCTACCGGAGCGGGTCTCTCGGTGGCATCGCGTATCGGGGCGACGGTCTGCGGGAATGTCTGCTGGGCCGGATTCTCCTGTTGCTGTTTCTGGTAGTTCGCCTTGGCCTCTGCCAGATTGCCTTTCGTCTCGGGCTGTCCCATACCGGAAGGCTGTGCTTCCATCTGCGACTTGACTTGGGCCGCCTGTGCTTCCGTGCGGCCAGGTTGCGGATACCGAGCGGCGATGACCTTGATTTTCGGCAGAGTGTCTGCGGCGAACTTCTCGCCTAAGAACTTGTTCTGCGGTTTGTAGTCCCACGAGTCATCGTTGTCATCGTGAATGCCTTTGGGCATCTCCTCGTTGTCGTTGTTGTAGAACTCATTGACCTTATCCCACTGCTCTGGGTCTGGCCCGTCGCCCTGCTTGAAGCTGACGGCAGTGTTCTTCTTACCGTTCTTTGTGGTTGCGAATACCGATATGCGGATAGGCTTCTCGAAGTCAATGTTCGGGGCCACTTTGAGGAAACGCTTCAAGGTGTGTTCAATCCAAGTCAGTTGCAGGATGGCCCGTTTGCCTCCCGCTAATAGCGCGATGTCAAAGCCGGACACCTTGCCCCCGTTCTCGAACTTGTGTTGATACTTATTCACGTCAACGATACGGGCCACGATTGAGTCGTAGCGTTCAACGAATGTGAATACGTCTTCTTTGGTCTGCGGGTTGGTTGTCTTGATTGGCTTTTCTTCCCAGCCGTCAACGAAGTTCTTGGACTTCCTGCACAGTGACCCGTCGAAGACGTTAAGGTATATGGCCTTCCCGCCTTCGCGTTTCAAATTGAAACCTTCTACCGTATCATCCGTAGCCACTTCGTTAGCGGCCTGTGCTTGTGTATTATCCTGCATTTATTTGTCTCCTTATTTTGAACGGCGCGGAGTCATCCTTGACACGGCCGCCGTTTCTGTTTGTCTGCTTTTATGTTCGCGTAGTAATTTCATTGATTGCTCAATGGGCCTATTCACGAACTCCTCATAGGCCATCCTCATAAATTGTGCGATGGATACCCCGTTCTGATTTGCCAGTTCTGTCCCCCGACGATGCAAGTCTTCGTCAAGGTCAAACTGGTAGGGGACTATCCCTTCTTTACGTTCTCTGGGCATTTATTTACCTCCCTTGTGTTTCATTATCTTACAACCAGTCTCATTGATTGTCAAGTGTTTTCATTATAACTCAGCTTCGTGCAGGAATACACCCGCTTTCAGCCCGTATTTGCGGCATATTGCACGATACTCAATGTAGGTTGGGTCAAGTGTCTGCAATGGGCCAGGTTTGACACCAAGATTGACAATCGGCGTATGAGCATTGAAGTAATCCAGTGCGGCCTCTTTGATGAAGCCCACTAGCGTCTCGTCCGAGATGCGGTCTGGCATCCCCACAGTCCGGTAGTTGGAGGCATAGCGTTCTATCTCCCGCTCCAGTCTCATAGCGGCCTGAGTGACCCTGTATGAGTTCGATTGTAAGTCAACGGTATCCCGTTTCTTGTCGAGCATCTTGGCCCAGAACTCTCTGACCCTGACGACGACATCAATGCGCCTCGGGTTGGCCTCCTCGTTGTTCTCTAACACCCTTGGCACTGGCCAGAAGATTTCCACTAAGTCGTCAGGCCTGTCCGGTATCTCTCCGGTCTCTCTGAGCCAGCCGTAAATGTAGTTGACCATCGCATCGAGGTCGGGTTCGAGTTTCCCCTCCCACTCGGACTTCTCTTTGACCGCAAGAGCCTCAGCTATGGCCCACTTCTGTTCCATCGGATTGCCTGCTTCGCTCCGTATCTTTTCGACTGCGGCCAGATGGTTCTTCATCGCCTCTGGGTCAGCGCGTTTGCCTCCGGCATTTATCAATGCTTCTTCGGCAATCTTCTTCTTGGCCTCTTTGGTTGAAGGGAAGTTCGATAGCTTCGAGCGTTCCAGAAGTTCTCCGGTTGCGGTAAGCTGACGCTTTACCTCCTCGGCCTTCTCGCCTACCGGAACTCCGATGCTCTTTGTCAGTTCCGCTACCTTCAACATATCCTCAAGCGGACTGGCCTTTGCAGTATCGTCCCAGTCAACACTTCCCCAGACCTTGCCTAACGGAATGCGCTCCGGCTTCTTGGCCTCCTCTATTATGTCCTCGAAGTCGTCGTTGAATATCAAGTCCATCTCCTCGGACGGTTTCAGCTTTGCGGCAGTATGCTCTTTGACGAACAGCCGCGCAAAGATAATCTGATACATCGTGTCCAAGTCCTCTGACAGAACATTAGAAAAGGCCATCTTGTCCAAGAACACCGTCCAGTCTTTTATCTCATACGCTCTCTGGGCCTTCGTCAGTCTCTCCTCCAGTATCGCTGAGACCATCTTCTCGTATGAATACGGAGCGTCTGTCCCTATCGTCACGGTTATCTTGTCCTTGGATGCTGACAATACTTGGCCTGTCACCGAGGCCACCTCGTTCTTGGAACTCTTTGAACTGGGACTCGGTAAAAGTGATTGGGTCTTCGTCAATGATGACTCCGAGTTGTCTGGCGAGTTCGTCTCGCTCGGCGTTTCCGAACTCGGCTTCGACTGTTTCGAGGATTGGCCTTGCGGCTTCGTCAAAGAGTCCGGCTTTGTAGTTTTCTTCGGTGAAGGTTGGAGGCTGGAGTCGCTCGAAGATGTCCCTGTCTTCGCTCCCTCCGACGCTTCCTCCTCGAACATCGCCAGGAAGTCCTGCTGTTCCTCCTCTATCATCTGGGCCGTTATCGTTCCCTTGACTGGTATCGGCTGTCCCTTCTTCGGTCTCAGTGTTATTGGTTGTCCTTTCTTTGCCATCGTTTTGTTCTCCTTCTAGTGTCATTACTTTCGCCGTAAAGCGAGTCCCGTATTGCTCTGTTTTTAACCGAGCGTGTTTCTTGGCCCTGCGGCCAGTCTTTGCGTTAGCGTTTGCGTAGGCCTTAAATATCTGCTCCCGTCCTTCGAGATTAAATACCAAGACCCAGACATCTTTGTCGTTTTCTACTCCCATAAACTTGATAAGTCCTCCTTCTCCTGTATTACCTGGCCCGTTGATTTAGGGACAGGGTTATCCGTGTTAGTATCTCCCAGATGCCGAGCATACTGGGTGTCTGTCATAAATTGCATATAAGGCCCGATGAATCGTAATGCTATGTCACCTGTCGGGCCGTTGCGTTGCCGTGCGAGTATCAAATCAATCGGCGTGACTTCCTGCGGCGTGTATGCTTTGCCTGGGACATACGCCGGATTGTGCAGAAAGAAAACAGCTTCGGCATCAAAAGCTAGTTGTTGGGACTCACGCAGATTCATCGTGTCCGGCCTCTGCCCTTCGGTTAGTCCGACGCGGTTTAAGCTACTCATTACAATCAACGGTATGTCGGCTTCGGAGGCCAGCAGTTTTATCTCCCGCGAGATACGGCTGACAACCTCTGCCCTGTTCTTGTTGTTATCCGCTCCGTCGAGTTCGATTAACTGCAAGTAGTCAATGATGCCCAGTTCAACCGGAACGCCTCCCGTCTTGAGGCCCTTCTCTATCTCTCGTAAGAAGTGCCTTCGTATCTGGGACATCGTTCTGAGTTTGTCGGCAATGCGTATCGGAATCTTGCCGAAGTCTTTGAGTCCACTGATAGCATTAGTATAGGCCTTGTATTCCTTGCTATCGGAAAATCCAGGCCGGAACATAAAGAACGGTATGCCTGTGTGGGCCGAGTAGATGCGCTTTGCCAGCGTGGTTTTATTCATCTCTCCGGTAGAAATGAGAGTCGTGTGTCCCTGCACCATCGAAACATCGTAGCCCCAATCTAAGGCTAAAGATGTCTTTCCGGCTTTCTCGGACGCGGCTACTAAATACACGCCTTGCTTTTGCAGGCCTCCTCCGTCCAGCTTCTCGTCCACTTCTTTCATTCCGGTTGACACACCGTTCGTTTCCCCTCGGTTGTATGCCTCGAACTGAGCCTGCATACCAGGCCCGAGTTCGGATAAAGACGAGAATCCAATCGGTGCGCTACCGGAATTAGTGTGCAAATCATTGACGATGGCCAGCACAATGCACTCTGCTTGCTCAAGGACTACGGTTACGTCATCGTCATCTGCCAAGCAATCGGACGTGATTTTTGCACACGCTTTGATTAGACTGCGGGCCACTGATTTGTTCTTGACTATCCGGCATACCGTAGCCATTGATTTAGTATCGTAATGTGGCATCCCGTAAGTCAAGTCGGTTATCCGGTGCATACCGTCATTCAGGCCCCGTCCCTTTATCTTCTCGTAAATATGCAGGGGACTAATCGGCATTAGTTCTCTGCGTAATTCCTGCATAATATCAAACACTGCCTTGTTCAAAGGCGAGTAAAAGTCCTCCGGTTTGAGTATTCCCTGTGCCACGTCCATCGTGTTATTGTCTAACAGGACGGCCCCAAGGACTTGCCGTTCTGCGTCCGGTGACGACGGCAAGGGTTTGTCTAATAAGAACTCAGGCTCTTGTTGGGGTTGTCGTTTGGGTTGGTTGTTCATTGGGCCATCACGCTCCTCCTCCTTTACGTTCTTCCGCTCGTTTCATCATCGCCTCCATTAGTCCTTCGTTGTGGACTACAACTTCTACGGGCCTCGGCTCAAGACCCTTCAAATGATTCATTGCTACGTTCCAGTGTTCGACTACTTGCTCGGGCCTTGGGGGTTGGTAAGCGTTAGAGCCTTTCGTCTTTGCCATCCAAGTCCCGTCCCACCACTTCTTGAAGTCTTTTATCTGTCCCAGTGATGCTTGTGCATCACGCAACTTGCCCAAGGCTGAGGCTACGCGCCCACGCTGTCTCGAATCTAATATCAGTTGTTGCTCGTAGGTTTCAGCCATAAAGCACAACTCGAACATAAACTTGAAGGCAGTGTGAGGTATAGGAGTGCTGGCCTTTCCGTTTGTATGTGCCTTGCGTCTTCTTTTAGCCTTCGGCGCAAGGCTCGGCAGGAGATAGGGTTGTTCGGGCAAGGCTAAGGCATTCGGTTGGCGTGGCCCAGAGCCGTTCGCTCCGCTCACAAGACGGTCAGTAACGAATGGTATGTCAATGTCGAGGCCCGAGTTGTCTTCGAGGCTCTCGAAAGCCGAGAAGAAATCGTCCTCGTCGTCTCCCTCGTGTGTGCGTTCGCGTGAGCGGACGTGGGCCTGCGCCTGCTCGTGGGGAAGACACTCTGTAAGAATACTCTGTTCCTTATTAAGAGAACGTGCTTTATTTGCACGACCGTCGTGCAAATTTTGCATCGAGTTCGTCTCTTTTTGTTCCAATTCTAAACCTGATGCAAAATTTGCACGACGGTCGGGAAGTGGGCTTTTAGACTTATATTCGATTATCCGTGCCTGCAAGACATCGTAATTTATACGATAAAACTTATGCTTTTCGTATCCGTTGTGGATAGTTGCGGATATGATAAGCCCTTTCTTTTCAAGGCCCAGTATGTATTTCTTTAGGGTGTCCGTTTCCCAGAATGGAAAGTATTGCTCTTTCCATTGCTCGTATGTGTTCCAGACATACTTGTAACCGTCTTCCAGGGCCTTCCCGCACTTGTCATTTAGTAGTAAAAAGTGTAGCTGTTGAATTATCATTGCTTGTTGCAGGCCCAGGACACAGGCGAGTTCTTTGCCAACATAAGCCATCTCTCTGTCGAGTAAAAGTCCGTTAGTCATTGTCTCCTCCTTCAAATAAGTTTGGTTGGATGGCCCTCGGTCTCTGGGGAGAGGTTGTTCGTTTCGGCCACTCAAACGGTCTCACATCCGGCTCAAAATTGCCAGCTAACAAAGGGTGCAAGCCTAACTGTTGACACGCTTCGGCTGTTGTGATACCATTTGCTAGGTTGGGATTCACTTGCATTTCTCCTTGTATGTTAGTCCTGTCGAAAGCGGCCCAAAACTCGTCTTCTGTCCCGATGACTGGTTCTTGGGCCGCTTTCGCGTCAGCACCAGATTCCCGCAACTCTTGTCCTAACGAATCCGTCTTCATACGTCACTCTCCTAATAATTCCATCCGTTTCGTCAGTCACCACGGCCCCGTGCCTCCAAGTGTTCGGCAAGTAGGCCCCGTGGCTGTCTGCCTCGGCCTGTTCTTCCGGCGTGACAACGTGCTTCTTTTTCCTGGGCCTATAATTGACGAACGCATTCGGATTATTGACAATCTTCGCTGTTTCCTCATCCATCGTAGGCTCGTCGTCATCAAAGGCCTGGAAAAACTCCTCGTCTTCTTCTCTCATTTGGCCCCCTCTATGGAACGGCCCAATACCTCGTGAACCGAGTCCACGACGGTAGCTGATACCTCCAACGCTTGCAGTTGCTTCTCGGTCATAGCCCCAAGCAGAAACTTACCACGCAGGATACTTATGTCCTCGCTGACCCTGGCCATAATGTTCCGCATTCGGTCGTCGGCCTCCTCGTATTGTTCGTCAAATGTCTTAACCATAATTCTTAATCCTCCAAATTCGTAAATAGTATCATCCGGTTTTTTCAAACCTCGAAAAGTTTCGTCCAGAATGTCCGCTTCTTGTTTCTGTCATACGGCCTTCCGTATTTCGTAATCAGGTCGTCCATTTTCCACGCATAATCGTTGTAGTGCTTGTCGGCCCATTTTGAGAGCCGTCTCAGTAATCCGTATGTCCGGCTTACTCTGTATATGTGCAATCGTAATCTCCAGTCCATTAGTGTCCTCCTAATTCATACGGCTTCCACCACTCGACGGCGTGGCCTATAAAGACATTGGCCCCGATTGGGATGACCGTTGTTTTGTGTTCGAGGACAAGTTTCAGAAAGTCCTCTTTGCTTGTGTTCCAGAATATATCCTTGTCCTCGTTGTAGGCCCCAATAAACTCTTTGCTGTTATACGAGAACCAGACTATCTGGCCATTCCTCGGTTTATTATCCACTGCTTAATCCTCCTCTGCCATTTCATAAAGTTTGTCATACAGCCTGTCCTTAAACTCGGCAAAGACAGTATCGGATAGTTCTGTCCCATCCTCCGTTACGGTCTCGATTTCGATTTCTGGGACAACCCTGCCGTGATATTCGTCCGACGATATTCGATACTCGACTTCAAAACACCTTTCGTTTGTTTCACCTTCGTCAAACCATACTTCGCTTGTCATAATTGAAATACTCCTTTATACAGGGCCTCGGCCTCTGCGATTTGTATGTCGGTTGCCTCTTTCGTCCAGCACAGGGTCACGCTTCCGTCAACCACGCACTTGACGCGCTTCAAGTATTCTTCCTCGGCCTCCAGCATACACGACGATAATATGTCTTTGGCCCGTTGCACGTATTCCGGCTTTGCTTCGAGAATAATCTCATCGTGAACTACGTGGATTAGTTTGATAAACTTCCGGTAGGGCCTGATTGCCTCGAATACCAGATGTAAAGCGCGTTTGGTAATGTCAACTGATGTCCCTTGAATTGGTAAGTTCTTGCCGTTGCGCTGAATCTTTGCGGCCACTCCGTCCTCGTCCAAGTTTCCCCAGTATTGCCGAATCCGTCCGGTCATCGTTCGGGCCTGTAATGACTTGATGACAGCGTGAGCCTGACGGTCTAGCCACTGGGACATAAACGGGTAAGCCTGCTTCAAGTAGAAGTCCATAATCTTCTTGGCCTCAAAGAGCGGAATGCCAGCGTCGTTCGAGAACTTCAAAACGCCGATGCCATACACGATGCCAAAGTTCAAGTTCTTGGCGATGCCGCGCTGTTTGCCAGTCACGGCCTCCATAGCAATCTTGAATATCAACGAGGCCGTATAGCGATGAAGGTCATAGCCTTCGTCAAAGGCCTTCAAGAAGTTCGGGTCTCGGCAATACTCGCACAGTATCCGCAACTCCATCTGCGAGTAATCGTATCCAACAATGACCCAGCCAGGGGCCGCGATAAGACAGTTGCGGTATTCGTTCTCTTTCGGGACTTGCTGTAAATTCGGCTTGGAACACGACATCCGGCCCGTCTCCGCTCCGATACCCCGATAGGATGCGTGTATCCGTCCGTCCTCTGGGTTGACCATATCGAGCCAGTCGAGTCCGTAGGAGGACAGCGACTTGGCTAGGCCCTTATACTCTTTGTATTGCTTGATGACCGGATACTGCTGTTCGTATGGCGCGAGTAGCTTTCCGTCGAGGGACTCACGCTCGGTCTTCTTGTTAAACGGCACTGGCAGGCCCCGAGCGTGGAACGCTTCAATCATCCTGACTTGTGAACCGAGCGCGATTGTCGGTATGCCTTCAAACAGACTGCGCTTTGTCCCGAAGTAGTCCCATAATGGCTGGGACACCTCTTGAATCTTGACTTCGGTTGCGTGATACTGCTTTTCCCAGGCCGCGCCGTCGAAGGCCATCCCGTTTAGTTCGATGTCGGCCAGGGCCGGAATCGTATTGAACTCCAGTTGCGCGACTCTGATTTGGGACTCCCTCTTTAGCTTGGCGACTTGCTTCTCGTAAATCGGCAGAACTATCAGTGGGTCACGAGCAGAGTATTCGATTTGTTCCTGACTTAATACCGGACTTGCCCAGTTCGAGGCCTGTTGCTCTTTGGATAAATCAACTCCGAGTTCGAGCATTGCCAGTTCTGCCAACGATACTGGCAAATTGTCCGCTCCGGCCACTCGGCCCTTATTGTTAAGCTGTCCGGCAGTCATCGTGTCGAACAGTTCTCCAAACTGGTCAAGGCCTAACTCATACATCAGGAATTTGATGTCGAACTTTAGATTCTGTCCCACGCAAAGGTATGGATTGGGAAACATCAAATACAGAAACGACTTTTTGACGTGAAACAAGTCGAATACGAATGAGCGGCCCATAGGGGTTGCAAACTGCACGAGCCTCATTCTCACGCCCCTTGTCGGCTCAAAAGCATCTCCTTTCGGGTCAATCGTGTTGTAGGTCTCGGTGTCGAAGCCCAAGAGGTCATACTTGAGTAAATGACCCACTGCCTCACTCACACGGGCCTCATCCTTTATGTAGTGAACGTGCGTTGGTGTATGCGGTATCGCCATCAGTCCTCCTTCCAGAATCCTGGGTCTTGGCCTATGTAGCGGCCTATCTTCTGTTGCTCCGTTTCCTCATTCTGCTTCGGTTGAATGAATGTTCGGATGCCTCCGCTTATCCACTGGGTCACAACCTCGAAGTCCATCGGCTCTCGGCCCGACTCTATGAGATACGCGCAAAAAGCGTCAATCAATGCACGGTGTATGCCGTGCTGTTTAAGGGCAATCTCATTCAAGCGTTGCGCCGCAGTAGTTACGTCAATCTCTGGCATTATAATCTCCTCCTGCCTAACGGCAATAGCTGGCCCTCGTTGTTTATCACGAGTCCGGCGAGTTCGTAAATGTCGAGGACAGTCCTTCGTTGTCCCCTATCGTCAATTCCAGCCCAGCGATAGGTGACGAGCGGAATGAAGGCCCACTCATCGTCCTGGAATATCCCAGCGTCAACCAGTCCGTCCATCACAGGTTTAATGTCTATGTTATGCACGTCCATCAGTCCCTCGTGCTGGCAATACACATTGACCATTACAAAGCCACGGGTCACGAGCGGAATGTTCAACGTCTTTTTGGCTTTGACCAGCCAGTTGCGGCCCAACACTGCGGCCTCCTCTCGAAGTGATTTGACCGCACGGCCTTTCTCGAAGTGGTTCTTATACGATGTGTTCCGGCTCGGCAAGTTGACGAACTTGAACGAACACTTTGGGAATCCGTCTATCTGCACGATGCTCATTATTTGTCGTCCTCCTTCAAGGCCCTCATTATCATACGGACAAACCACAGCCCGATAACGAGGACAACCACGATTATTAAAACTACCAGTATTATGTCCCATTGTTCATTTGTCATTTCCGGCCTCCTTTGGATTTGAGCATATTCTCTGCAATACGAGCGTTGCGCTTATCCCGCCTGTCCTGGGCCGTCTTGAGTATCTTCGCCTTTGCTTCTACTCTGTCCGTATAGTTCGGATACTCATACTCGTTGCCGTCATCGGACAGAACAGGCACGAGCGGGAACATCTTCGATGCGTCGGCCTTGGCCTCCGCTCCGGTCGCAAAGCCCTCGTTGTTTTTAGCGGCTACGGCCCACGGGTTGCCGTCTTCCGGTATGTGTTCCGGCGCAAGCCTTCGCATCACAGCCGCATACCATTTGTCGTTTTCGGCGTTCTGTCCGGCAGTGATAAAGGCCTCGTCCGGCGAGATGCGGGACAAGTCGTGTCCGATTGTCGTGTTCGGCTTGACCCTCCGTGCCATTTTGTCTTCGTGCAGTTTCTTGAGGGCCGCTATGTTGGGGTCTTCCTCGACTTGCCTTCCCATCGCTCCGATGCTTCCGAGAATCATCATTCCGGCCAGCTTGTTCTTTATGTCGCTCATTGGTGTCTCCTATTTGATGAAGGAGGCCCGTAACCGAGCCTCCTCCGGTTGTTGTTATGCCCGTTTAGCCTTATTGCTAGTGCGCGGTGTGACTGTCTTCATTTTGGCTTCGGAGATAACTTTCCAGTCCGAGGCCCCGAGTTCGATGATGTTGCCTCCGATGCGTTCGAGTTCGGATGCTCTATCGTATGACATCTTGCGTTTGTCATCACGAGCGAATGCCGTGACTGCGTTAATCATACCGAACTTGGATAAGTCGTGGCCATTGATAAGGTGGGTCAGGACGTTCTGGGATTCGTCCTCGTTGAAGGTGAAGCGTTTGGCGAGTTCTTGGACTGCGGCTTGCGGGTGTCCCACAATCTTCTCCCCCTTAGTTTCCATAAAGCGGGTGACGAGTTTCTCGAACTTGCCTTCGTCGGTCAGCACGGCCCGTATGGTGTCCGTAACCTTGTTGAAGAAAGCGGCATCATCGAGGGCCAGTGTTTCTTCCGAGTAAATCTCGTAAGCCTCGGCCCCGTCCATCTCACCTGTCCACTGCGAACGTCCAACGTGATTTTTGCGTAGGGACGAATCATTCATCGTCATACCGTTCGTGCAGACAAGCCGCAGGATGAAAGGGTCAATCGAAATGCGCCCCGCGCCAACTTCCGAGTTCATAATCGTTATTCCAGCCTGCACGATGTCGCCTACCCGCTTGCCCAGCTTATCTCTGGTTGGCCCCATATCGAAGGCCATCTCAGGGTAGAGGACTTTCAGATACATACGGGTCTCGGTCACTTCCGAAGACTCAATGCGTATCGTGTCGGCAATCTCCGTGAGTGTCGGCAGAACTGCAAGGGCCAGGTCGTAGTTGTCAATCGGGCGATAACGGTCTGACAGAAATGCTCTGGCATAAACGCTCTCGCCGTCGTCTGTTCCGATTGTGCGAATCATTCGTTTTGTCGGATTGTCCTGCAAGCGAACGCTCAGGAGTTGTCCCAGTTGTTCCCGTTCGCGCTTTGTGCCAGTAGCCAGCAAGTCAACGACTGCCATCGGTATCTTGGCGTGTGTCGCAACCTGTCCCAGCATATAGCGATTCATCTCGAAAGCCGTCTCGGTTTTACCTACCTTCCAAGCTACCGCAAACGGCCCATCATCTCTGCGGATAGGAGCGATTGCGATTGCTTCGGTTTTAACCAAGAAGTCTTTCTTCGACTCATTCTGGGCCTGCACCTTTTGTGCAAGCTGTTGGATGTTTAGACCTTTTTTACTCATTACTTTATTTCTCCTGTGCGTGTCTTCCCACTGATTATGTAAGACACCGTTGACTGGTCAACGCCGAGTTCGGCGTTTCTTAGTTAAATTTGGTCGTGAACTTCAATCACGAGACGGAAATGTTGTTTGTCTTGCCAATCGAGTAATTCTTTTGCCCGTTTATGCGGACAAACTTCGTCGGTGTAAAACCAACCGTGTTCTTGGCAATATCCGTGATGGTCGTAACGGCATTCGCCGCCATCCGTCAATGCTGAAAGAAGCGAAAGCAATTCTTTTATTGTTATTTCGTTGGTCATAATTTTGGTTGTCTGTTATGATGACACGCCGAACAAATCATTGGACAAAAGCCGCTTTAGCCACGCTTTTGAAATTTGTCGCTTAGGCGCGGCTTTGTCAATTCGGTCGTTCGTTGGCCAGTTGCCTCTGGGTTATATTTCCTTTTGCGTATCGCTTTCGCGTCCGTTCGGCCTGCTTCAAGGAAACCTTTGCATACTGCTGACCGCGCAGAACTTTATCATTGCAGTTATCCTGATTTGTCCCTTGATAAAGGTGCGACGGTCTGATGCAATTCGGTGTATCGCAAGTGTGTAAAACCTGCATCCCATTTTTGATTGGCCCTACAAATGTTCTGTAACTGAAAATATGCGTAGATACGTTCTTTCCTTTAACTCCAAAAAGGCCATAGCCTTTATAGTTGGTCGAGCCGAACCACGTCCAGCACTTTTTCGTTACATTTACTTTGGCCCAGAACTTATCCAGTATTGTATCTCCGTTCCGATTATAGTAGCAGAACTTTGAACAGTAGCCGGATTTGTTCTGGGTATGGGCCTCACATCTCAAACAATTTGCCATCTCTTTAACCTCTGAAATATATGCTAACATATTTCAATCATTGCTGTCAAGGAGCGGTCATTACTACCAATGAACAACGTCATTCATCATCATCGAAGCTGGAAAAGAAGTCCTCGTCACTGGCCTCATCGAAGCCGGACAGGAACTCGTCTTCCGCACTCTCGTCAGTGTCCCCATCGGAGAATGCGTCCAGAAAGTCCTCCTCGTCTTCCTCGCTGTCGAGGGCCGCAAAGAACTCGTCCCCGTCTTTGGGCTTTATCACTTGCGGCAAGTCCTTACCTACGCAGTTGATAATCTCGTTGTAGGT